GACGAAATTATAGAAAAGAGTAAGAAAGGTGCACCTATTGGTACAGAGAGAACTTACAGTAATGGTAAGACTTATATCAAAACTGAAAATGGTTGGAAACCAAAAAGTGGTGCTAAGAAAGCTAAAAAAGAAGATGATCAAACAGATAAAACATCTTCTAAAGTAAACGATGTAAACTCATATGCTTCTAAAGCAAGTGATGAACAACTTCAAGCAGCGATAAACGATAAAGATGCTTTACTTGAAGTTAAACAAGCTGCACAAGAAGAATTAAATAAAAGAAATCCTAAAGAAGAGAATAATTCTAATACAGGAATAACAGATGCTTTACAAAGACTTTTAGCTGCACAAGAAAAAGGTGAAATAGATCTTGGTGAAGAAGTACTAGGTAAGATTAAGGATAAATTAGAATCTCAGAAACAGAAGAAATCTGAAAGTCTTACTGAAGAAACTTTAGATAAGAAACTTGATAAGTTAAAGGAAGATATTACTTCTAAGATAGATGAAAAACTTAATGAATTGAATGGTTTTAAGAAAATCACTCAGACTTACGTGAAACAAGATGGTAAAACAATTGTGATTAAGATGAAAGGTGATAATCAATATAAAGCCAGCTCTCCAGGATTCAAATTAGAATCGAAGCCTTATGAATCGTTGGTTGACTTTAAGAAACGTATTAAAGAAGAATTTAACAAACAATTTTCAAAAATAGAAGATAAAGAGGAAAATAATATTCAAAATCAAGAAAAAGATAAAAAGACTATTTTGAATTTCAAAGACAAAGAAGAATATAAAGAATATGTTTTAAGACGAAATTCTGAAAAAGAAAATCTAACAAAAGATCAAATAGATAGATTTAACAAAGCATTTATAGAATATGAAAACGATATCAAAGATTTTCCCGAGAAAAAGTTAAATGAAATAAAATCTTATATAGAAAATCAAAATTTTAATAAGATTTTACATGTTTATAGTGGATTTACACCTGATTCCAAGATGGTTTTAAATAGAGAATTAATAAATCAAGGTTATTTACCTATTGCAAACGGTATGTTATATTCTACATATAATAAAAAAACTTATAAACATTTTGATAATGATTATGATAAAAAGAAATTCTATTATGCTAAAAAATCTACACCTAACTTAATTGAACAAAAAGCATTAGAATATTATATAGATACAGGTTACGATAGCGTTCGCGCCGTTAATATCGGCAAAGAAAAGAATGCAACTGTAGAAGAAATCTCATCAACAATATCTTCTTTTATAGATAAAAATCCTGTTAAAGACAATATTGTTTTAAATAGAAGAATGTCAGTTGATAGCGATAATATAAATAATTTAAATCAATGGTTAGGGGCAAATGTAGGTGATATTATAGAAGATAAAAGTTTTACTTCATTTTCTTTAGATCAAATTTCATCTTTTGGTAACGATATTCAAATTACTCTTTTAGCAAAGAAAGGAGATAAAATTTCTAATATTAATAATGATTTTGAATATGAATATTTAGTTCAAAAGAATTCTAAATATAAAGTTATTGCTAAAGGGACAAATTCAATTGTAGTTGAACTTGTATAATTTTTAAAGAAATGTTGTATATGTGGTCGAAAAGATGTATCTTTAGATAATCAAAAAAGATAAGTTATGAAAAATAATTCAAGATGGAATGATACAAGTGGTGTAAGTATTGTTCATAGAGCGACTGAAGAAGAGAGAAAAGAATTAACTGAAAAGATGGTCGATACTGCGATTAAGAATGCAAAGAAATTTACTGACAATGAAAGAAAAAATAAAAAATAGTATCAGGGCTTATATTATAGGTGATGTACTTGGAGTTCCTTTTGAATTTAGAAAGGAAGGATCGTTCCATTGTAATGATTTTTCTTCAGGAGGATTTCATAATCAAATAGAAGGAACTTGGTCAGATGATACATCTATTTTACTTTGTTTGATCGAAGCTTTTTCTTATAAAGGTAGAACCAATCTTGAAAGATTTAAACAATTCAGAAAAAACTTAAATTTATGGTATAAAGATAAAGGTTTTAATGCTGGAAGTTATTGTTTTGATATAGGAGGACAAACTTGTCGATCAATTCAACAAGGAGGATGCAAAGAAAGTGATAGAATGGGTAACGGTGCTTTATTTTATTCACTTCCTATAGCAATAGTTACTCTGAATGATTCTGATGATTATACGAAAGAATTTTTTGAAATGTTTTGTAGTTATACTCACAATAATAAGAATTGTTTTAAGTTTGGTTCTGATTTTTGTTGCGTACTTAAAAAATTGTTACGAGATTTACCAACAGAAAATCTTGAAGTAAATGATTATCAAAATGCTGGTGATGTTATAAATACATATAATCTCGTAATTGATAATTATTTAGCACGAGAGAACAAAAATTCTACTCTCTTTGAAGATTTATGTCAAGTTGTAAATCTTGGTGAAGATACAGATACTAATGCAGCTATTTTTGGCGCTATTATGGGCACAAAGAAAAAAGTATTAGAAAAAGATTGGATGAGAGTAAGAAGATGTAAAGAAATCGATGATTTAATTGATAAGTTTTTAGATTCGGTGATTAAGTAAAAATATAAGATGTTTGAAACTGGTTCAAAATTTAATTTTTTCACAGAAGCAGATTTTTTTAAGTCTGACTTTAATCCTTTAAATTATCCTGTAGGGGATGATAGGAGATATGAGAGAATGATCTTCGAAGGATTAGCTTCAGATGCATCTGAAGATAGTGAAGGTGAATCAATGGAGCCTAATGGTTTCATCATTGACCGTTTTTTAAAACATGGATTGATTAATCTTGATCATCTAACTACAAGATCACCTATAAATAAATCTCGTTTTTGGATTGGCAATCCTTTATCAGCAAAAATTACTGACAATAAGTTTTATGTAAAATGTCAATTGTGGAAAAAATCTCCTGAAGCAAGAGCGTTTTATGATAAAGCATTAGAAATGAAAGAATCGGGTGCAGATCGTAAACCTGGTTTTAGTATTGAGGGAAAAGCATTAGAAAGAGATAAGAACAATCCTAAAAAAATTAAGAAAGCTCTTATTACTAATATAGCTATGACAATGACTCCTGTCAATGCTAATACATTTGCTGATTTAGTAAAGGGCAAACAAACGAAGGATTATGTAGATTGTGATTTTGAATCTAATAAAGATTTTAATACTACACAAATTCTTCTTGAATTAGAAAAAGATGGTCATTTGATAACTATAGATAAAGATTTCAAAATAAAGATTTCAAAACTTAATTCTAAAGATGATGAAATCTTTAAGAATCTTTACAAAAGTTATTTAGAGGGACATATATCTCTCGATATTTTGAAGGATTTTATTCAAAATTCAATGAAATAATTTGATATATGAAACATAGTTTTTATTTTTACGTAAACAAATATAATTTATAAATAATATGGACGAAAAAGTTTTAAAAGATCCTACAGTTCAACTTTTGAAAAGTGTAGGTTTTTCAGATGATTATATTGAAAAAGCAATTGCTTCAGGTGAAATTATTTTGAAATCTGAAAATGCAGCAGCTGCAGGAGATCATGAATCTGAAACAAAAGAAGAAAAAGATATTGATAAGCTCGAAAAAGAAGCTGTTGAAAAAGAAGAAAAAGTAAAAGATGATGAAAAGGATACTGCAGAAGATAAAAATGCAGAAGGTCTTCAGAAATCAATCGAAGAAACCTTTACAAAATCTTTTGGTGTAATAGTTCCTTTGTTTGAAGGTCTTCAGAAATCAATCGAAGGATTGAAAGAAGAAGTTTCCTCTTTGAAGAATCAGACTCCTACTTTCCGTTCTGAAGGTTTGAATAATCTTTCTGCTATTCAGAAATCAATGTCTTTAGAAAAAGACGAAGAAGGTAGAACAGAAATTAATATTATAACTCAACGTGCTATTGCTTCACAGGCTATTTCAAAAGCTCTTGATGGAGTTAAAGATGATGCTATTAAGAAATCTTTAGAATCTGATGCATTAGCGTTTATGATGAATCCTGAAGCTGAAATGGTAGGCGAAGATCTTGCACGTTATATGTATGGTAAGGGTATTAAGTTTGTAAAATAATTCGTTAAAAATTTAATAAATAAAATATATGGATTTATATAATTACAATCAAAGTGGTAACGGTGTAGATTTGATGGATGGCATCTCTGCACAGGAAGTATTGAAAGCCATGGAAGCTGGTTCTATGACCGGTATGCAATATAACAATATGATTAATAACGGTGGTGGTTTGAAAGTTGAGTCTTTGGATTCAGTTTTGAAAATCTTGACTAACCGTTTAAATCAGTTGGTATATTACATGGAAATGCCGAAACATAAGATTGACAACAACGTTCATCAATACAATCAATTGTATAAATATGGTGAAGAAGTTGGCATCTTTAATACTGAAGGTGAGACTCCGGAAGAAACAGATTCTCAATACAGACGTAAGTCAATTTTGACCAAGTATATGGGTGTAACAGGTCAAGTTACTCATCCTGCTACTTTAGCAAAACTTGCCGGTAATATGAATATGTATACAAAGGAAGTCGAAAACAAGACTATTCTTTTGCAGACAATTATCGATGCTCGTTTGGTAGACGCTGATTCAACTTGTGTTCCTGAACAATTCGATGGTTTCTTCCGTCAACATTTACTTGGTTTGAATGAGATGGATGGTGGTACTGCAGAAGGTAAGACTGCTGAACAGTTGCTTGATACTTATTTCAATTCTCCGGCTGTAATTGATGCTCAAGGTCAAGTTTTGAATGATTCTTTGATTCAGGACGCTGCTAATGTAGTGGTTAATGTTTATAACGGTTATATCGATCGAATTATTTCTAATCCGATTGTATTTAACAATTATGTAAAACAATTCCATGAAAGTAAACGTGTTATTGTTGGTTTAGGCGGTTCTGTTACAGGCGCAACAATGGGTCAATCTGTAAATAATGTTACTACTCAGTTTGGTAAGATTGATATCAAGAATGACCGTTTCTTTGATGAACGTAAACCTATTACTTCAGGTAAACAAGCTACTTCAGCGAAAGCTCCTCTTACTCCGGTACAAGGAACAGCAATCAAAGTTAATGCAGCAGATACTAAGACTAATTTTGGTCAACATGCTGGTTCTTATGGTTATCTTGTAACAGCTAAGAGCCGTTATGGTGAATCTGCTCCGTTGAATGTAACAACTGGTGGTGCACAAGCAGTTGCCTCAACTGATTCAGTTGAATTTGGATTTACTGCAGGTGTAGGTGGTGCATATCAAGCAACCAGCTTCGTTATCTATCGTACGAAGAAAAATGCAGTATTAAATGCTAATACTGAATATTATCCTATCTTCGAAGTTCCTGCTAATCAGATGGCAACTGGATATGATGCTGCTGCTGCTAATTGTGTAAGAGACCGTAACCGTATTATTGCTGGTACCAAATCTGCATTGGTTTATTACAATGACAATCAGATTAACGAATATCTGCAGTTTGCTGATACTATGAAGATGGATTTTGCTGTTACAGCTCCGTCTCGTAGATTTGCAATTTTGAACTACGGTACTCCGGTTTATTACCAACCTGCTAAGATCGTTCGTATTGTAAATATTGGTGAAGAAGGTTGTAATTAGATATAAAAAGTTCACTTAATCACAAGAGGAGGGAGAAGTAAACTCCTTCCTCTTTTATTTTAAATTTGTTATTATGAAAGTAAAAAGTCGTATTTACGTAAATCACCGTTTGGTTTTTAGTAACGGTGTGATTCAGTTTCAAAATGGTATTGCAGAAATTGACGAAAAACTTTGGAAAGAAATCTGTGATAAGAAATTCCCTAATATTTATAAAGAAGGAGATGAACCTGAATATAAAACAAAATTCGAAGATTCTATTCGTAGCGAAGTAAAAGAAAATTACAAAGAATACGAAGATGAAATTGTAAGATTAAAAGGTATTATAGAAGCTCAGAAAATTACAATTGATCAAAAGGATAAAGAAATTTCTAATTGGAAAGCAGTTGTTGAAGAAATGAAAAATACTAAAAAGGGTTCTGAAGAAAAACCTAAAGTTGAAGAAATAAAAGAAGATCAAAATATTGACAGTGAACTTTTAAAAGATCTCAAATCAATGAAGAAAGATGAGTTGATTAGTGTTGCTAAAAGTGAGGATGGTGGTCAATATACAGATGAAGATTTAGAAGGAAAGACTAAAGATGAAATTATTATTATGATTTTGTCAAAAATAAAATAAAGAAATATGGGTCAACTAACATTTACAATAAAATACAAAAAGAATTCAGGCTTAGTTTTTTCTGTTGCTGAAATATGGGCTATGTATTTATTTGGTATAAAGATAGATGGAGGACAAGGAACTTCATTTTCGAATGAATCTATTCGAAGATATATCGAAATGGCTCAAAAGCAGGTTGAGAATTGGTTCAATCTTCGATTTTGTAAACAGTTAGTTGACCAAACTCTTCCTTATTATAGACAAGATTATTGGCAAGAATTTCCTATTCTTCTGACAAATTATCCTGTACGAGAACCTTTATCTATGATAGGTATGCTGAACAAAATGGAACAAATAATTTATCCACAAGGATGGTTGTTCTGTGAATATGATACAGCGATGAACCAAGGTAAAAGAAGAATAAGTGTTGTTCCTACAGGATCATCTACAACTCAAGGTAATGCTCAAGTAATTTTAACAGGTATTACATCACAAGTTGGAATGCAGAGATTTGATAATATTCCTGATTATTGGAGAGTACAATATATTACAGGTTGGGATATTGATAACTTACCTATGGATTTATTGAATATAGTAGGAATGTTGGCAAGTATTCCAGCTTTAGATGTTGCTGGAGATTTAATATTAGGAACTGCAGGTATTGCTAATCAAAGTTTAAGTATTGATGGACTGAGTCAGAGTATCGGGACAACGTCTTCAGCTGAAAATTCGGGCTATTCCGCGAGAATAAAGTCATATCAGACAGAGATAAAAGAAACTGTCGGTAGAATAAGACTTGTTTACGATCAACCTAAATTTAGAGTATTCTGATGGAGAGAAAAGTTTACATATATAGTTTAGAATATCCTGAAGATAATGTTCGTTATATAGGAAAAACGATAAATTTGAAACAAAGATATCGTAGACATATTTACGATTCTGATTGTAAGACATCTTCTCGAAAATTAGCTTGGATAAGATCTTTATTAAATCAAGGAATAAAACCTATTATGAAGGTTGTAGATGAAGTTGATGAAAAGGATTCTAATTTTTGGGAAATTTATTATATAGCTTTATTTAAGAGTTTTGGTTTTAGACTGACCAATAATACTTTTGGAGGTGATGGATTGAACAATCCTACTCAAGAAGTGAGAAAGATTATTTCAGAAAAGATTAAACAAAGAGCTAAAGAAAAGGGAGTTTGGAATAAAGGTATTCTTCATACGGAAGAAGAGAAGTTAAATTTATCTTTAGGTCATAAGAATAGAGAAGAAGTTTTGCAATTTGATTTTGAAGGAAATTTGATTAAAAAATGGAATAGTCGCAACCAAATCAAAAGAGAATTAGGATTTGATAATGCAAGCATAGGAAATTGTTGCAAAGGAATATACTCTTCTTTTAGAGGATTTGTTTGGATTTACGAGAAGGATATTGATAAGATAGAATTTAGAATTCAGAAAGCACTTAAATCCCCTAAAGTTCAAAAGTATTTATAATTATGGCAGAAAGTAGAAATATATTACAACAAACTTCTCCAGGTTATAGTAATTTTAGACCTGAATTTATAAAACCGGACTTCGACCAAGCGGTGTGGGCCAAAGGCTACGAAGTGTTATTAGAAAAAGCTTTACGTTGTCCTTGTCATGGAGAAGAAGCTGCATTACTTGATTGTCAGAATTGTTTTGGTACAGGTTATTTTTATGTAAACCCTGTAAAGACAAAAGCTCTTATTACAGGTATAAATCAAACAACTCAATATAAGAATTGGTCATCTGAACTATTAGGAACTTATGCTGTGACCGTAATGGATGTTGATAAAGCAAACCTTTCCTATTACGATAGAGTCACTTTTTTAACAGAATATTCTTATTTTAGTGAGAATTTGAAAATAAGAGAAAATGATGGTGTTTATTTTGTTTTTACAACATACAAAATACAAGAACTATTAGCTCTTTATTCTTTTGAAGCTTCTGATAAAAAACTAAAGAAAACTACGAATTCTCGTATAAGTGAAGAGAATCCTTATTGCTTGATTTTAGATATAGACGAAATACCTGAAAATGGTTATATAAGCGTTTATTATAAACATTTTGTGGAAGGACATACAATTGATTTACCACACTTCATAAGAGCTTCATGGAATACAGATAAAGTTTCAGGACAACAAAAGAAAATACAATTACCTGTACAAGCAATTGTAAGATTAACTCATTTGATAGCAACAGATAAACCTAATTTCGATGGAAGTGGTACAATAATTAATGATGATGTATAATGCTCCCTATTAAAATAGATCTTGACGAAATAGTTGGTGAATTTAGTTTATCAGGAGAAGAAACTAATTTACTTGGTGCAGCGATTATTGATCGTGTAGTACAAGAATACTATGAAAGATGGAGAAATTTAGTAGGAAGTGAACTTAGTAAATCTCGTCAGGAATATTTAAAAGCAATGTATATCGAAAGAACTTCTCCACTTGAAGTTGTTTTCGGTTTATCTGCAAGAGAATCGTCTTTAGCATTAATGGTTGAAGAAGGAACTCCACCATTCGATGAAAAACCAGGATTACTTGCTTCGCCTAAAGCTAAACAAAAGAAGAATGGTGGATTTTATATAACTGTTCCTTTTCGACATGCAACACCTGAAGCAATAGCAGAATCAGGAATATTTAGTTCTATCTTACCACAAGATGTTTATACTTTAGCTAAGAATTCTCAATTGCCTCTTAAAAGAGAACAACTTCCCATAAATCAACAACTTCCAGGTTCAAGAAAAGCAATTAATGTGCCTGGATTAAAAGTTCCTGAATATATTCATAAAGCTGCTAAATATGAAGGATTAGTTAAAGTTGAAGCAGCAAGTTCTGATAAGGAGAGAAGAAGTCAATATATGACATTCCGTAGAGTAAGTGACAAATCAGATCCTAACAGTTGGTTCAATGGAGGTATCACAGCTAAGAAATTAATGGATAGAGCATTACAATTAGCTAATATATCTACAGTAGCAGATATGGCTATAGATGAAACCTTAGAAAGAATTTTTAAAGAAAGATAGTTATGTTACAAATTGCGCAAATCAAATCTATAATCACAAGATTACTTCTTTTTGTTCAAGAAGATTATAAAAATAATAAAGAAGAAGACACTTTTTTATACAAGACTTTTTATGGAGTAAAAGATGGTAATTTTGATTTTTATGAACAAGGTAAAAAATTGTTTTTGAGAAGTGATACAAATCCAAGAAATCTAAGAGTTTTACTTGAATTTCCTAAAGATAAAACAAAAACTCCTGCTTATGTAGTAAGAGAACCAAGTAAGAGAACAAGTGAGTTCAATTCTATAGGTAAACTTACTGGTCAATTTGATCATACAGGCAAAATGATTCTTAGAGATTCTCGTAATTATGAATTTGAAATTATGTGTGTTTCTGATAATTTCTTAGAATCTATACTAATGAGTGAGATTCTTTATGCATTGTTACTCGGTAGTTATAATATTTTAGCCCAATCATTTCAATCAATATCATTTTCTATGAAAGAGGTAATGATTAATGCAGATGTAATACCATTACCATTTTTTTTGAGAAGTATTGGACTTAATTTGACTTCAGATGAACAAGTACCTACTATTGAAGAAACCCCTTTATTAGGTAAGGTTTTATTTGCAGATGCAGGTTTAATGTCTACATTTTTATCTTCTGGCAATATTTTACCTTATTAATTTGCAGATGTAAAAATAAGTTTGTACTTTTAGATGCTTGAAAAAGTGTAAAATATAAAAATATATGAATTCGTTTAATTAAATTAATATTAGAATATGGCAAGTACCGTAATTTTTTCAAATCGTCAGATAACTCTTCCTGGAGCTTATTCAACGATAGTATCGGGAGAAAACAATCCTGCACGAAATCTTGATTATGGAAAAGTTCTTATTATAGATACAGGTGAATTTGGAGCTGGTTTTGGAGGTGGAGCTGGTATCAATGGAACAATTTCTCAAGGTCAAGATTCTATATATACATTTGATAATATTTCTGATTTTCGTTCCTTTGTAAAAGGAGGTATGTATTGGAAAATTGCTGAAGCTTTATTTACTCCTGATCCGAGTAATCCTGCAGCAATAGGTGTTTCTGAAATTCTTTTTGTAAGAGCAGCAGAAACAAAACCTGCAAAAATGACATTCACTTCTACAGCAGGAGGAACTTTCGTAGTTAATACTCTTGATGAAGGAACAGTTGCAAATGGAGTTAAAGAAGGCGATAATTTAGCTACTGGTTATGGTTATGTGATCACACCTGGTGTAGAAGATACCAGCAAATGGATTATGAGTTTTTATGTTGGTTCTTATACTGGAACTGCAGAAGATGGATTACCTTATGGTGAAATTTCAGCTTTAGCTTCTACACCGACACTTGTAGTTCAATCACCTGAATTTGATAATATCAATACTCTTATCGATTGGGCTAAGACAGATTCTACTTTTGCACAAGCATTCCAGCTTGATCCTACTTCTAAAGCTAAAGATGATGGAACTGTATCAGAAAGTGATGTAACTGATTTATTGAATGTATTTACATTAGCATCAGGAGGTACAGAAACTTATAATCAAGCTAATTTTGAAGCAGTTCTTGATCAAATTGTAGGTTTAGATTATAGTTTTGTATTTACAGATCAGTATGGCGATAATGCAAATTCTGCATTTACAAAAGCATATGTCAAACATATGAATTTTGATGCTAAGTTCCCTCATCAATTGTTTGTAGGTGGATATGGAGTATCAGCAGATTATTCTAAATCTATTGAATTAGCTCAAGGATTTGATAGTGATCATATCATTTTAACTCATGGAGATGTAGGTCTTGCTTCAGAGATTGCACCTCAAAAATATCGTTGGTGGACAGTTATGTATAATCTGTGTGCACAGTTAGGTCGTACAGCAGGTAAAGAACCAATGATTCCTGTAACAAATAAGAGTATTGGTGTTGATAGAGTACGTCATATTTTGACAGAATCTGAACAAGTAAAAGCGTTGAAAAATGGTATTCTTGTTACGGTGAAGAATGATTATTTAAATAAATTTGTTGTTCTTCAAGGTGTAAACACATTACAAGACAATGCAAATTTATTTAATGCAAAAGGTCAATCCTATTCAATTCAATTTATGCGTATTGTAGATCAAATCAATAAAGAATTGGTTGTAAATGCTGAAATTGATTTGTTGGGTCAAGAAAATGGTGTAAATGTTAACACCTTGAGTGCAGGAGCAGTTAAGGATTGGACGGTTGCTTATTTGCAAGGTAGAACAGCTACTAATGAAACAGACAATTTATTACTTGCTTTCCAGGATGTAGTTGTAACACGTAAAGAAGATGCTTGGTTTGTTACTTACAAGATTCGAGTAAATAACGAAATTACTAAGTTGTTCTTTACAGGATTTTTAATTCGATAATTTTAAATTGAAAGAATATGTCAGCAGTATTTTCAGCGCCTCAGGCGTTTATTAGAATAAATAATCAGATTGCAGGTTATGTACGTAACCTGCAATGTACTGAGAATGTTCAAAGAGCGAATGTTCAAGGTTTAGGAAATTTGACTCTACAAGAAGTTCCTGCAGTTGGATATCAATGTAATTTTACAGTTGATCAATTTTTCATTAGTTTCAAACAACCTGTTATAGAAGGAATGATTCATAGATTAGGTTCTGTGAAAGCAGTTCTTGATACATTGGTTCTTGGAGAACTTGGATTTGCTATTACAGTATACAGGAAGTTGATCTCAACTAAAGATGAAACTACAGGTCTTGTAACTGCAACAGATCCTACAGGTGAAACGATTTGTCAGTTGAACCCATGTTTTGTTAACGGTCAGACGTTCAGCATTGCTGAAGGTGGAGTTGCCGGAATTAACATATCGGGTACATATTTATCACCAGTGACCACAGCAAATCTCTAATTCTGTTATTTTGGTTTAAATAAAGAAAGGGTGCTAAACGTACCCTTTCATTTTATAAAGGTTGATAATTGCGAATTTATTAGTATCTTTATCAAGATTAAATTTTATTTCGTTATGCAAGAACAAAAAGTCGTTACAATTAAAGGGAAAGATTATACAGTTCAATTTCCTAACGTAGGACAGTATTATCAAATTGAAGTGAATAAACAAAGATTGAGTGGTGGTTATTATAACACTTTACTTCAAAATCCAACAGTATCTGCTTCTAATGCATTAGATGCGATCGATATTGAAGCAACTTTAAGTGTTATTTGTCCACAATTATTACAAGATCTAAAAGTACATTCATTAAGTGAATTAGGTTTGCAAGATTTCCAAGAATTAAGAAAGATTTATTTAGAACAGATTTTCCCTTTCTTAAAAGAAGGATATGATTTGTTGAAGTCTTAATACTTAGAAATTTATGAAAACTGTCGAAGATATAAAGGCTTTTATGATTCGATGGAATAACGAATTTCCCTATGATTCATGGTGGAGAAAGAAACATAATATAGCATTTATGTCACCTGCTCATAGGGAATGTTCTTTTTTTCATCAAATGATGGAATTTCAAGAAGATGTTTTATTTGATGAATATGAACGAAAAAAGAACAACATAAAAGAAGACGAATATATTCCTAATATAGGACAATGGTTAAAAAGTAATGATTTAGATTCGGATTCTCATTCTAACGAAATCACAGAAAATGATATCGATGCATTCTTAGAAGAAGCGAGAATGATAGAAGAAAGAGAAAATGCTGCATTAAAGAATAAGTGAAATGGCCGAAGATAAAAAGATAAGAGTTTCAGCAGATTTATCTGAAATGAGGCGATTGAGAGATGAAATCGTCTCTCTCTATCGTGATATAAACAATTCAGAAGAAAAATCTCGTCAAGCAACGGAGCAATCTCTAAATCAGTTAAGACAACAATTATCTTTAATGACTGATAGAGTTTCTCTTGAAAAAATGTTAGCTGATTTTAGACAGCAACAATCAGGAGCAGTATATAATCAAGGAGAAAATTCTATTACTTGGGATATTCAACCTGAGGAAGGTGGAAGTAGAAAAGCTCCGACACCAAGAAGAGGAACTCAAGCTGCAGCAATGTCTGATCTCGCAAATATAATGAGAGATGTAGAAAAGTCTGTAGTTTCTATTCGTGATTATCTTACTTCAGAAAGACCTGCAGAAGATAAAAATTCTTCAGAAGATATCTTTATAGATATAAGAAATAATATTCGTGATTTAAGACAAGATTTATCTTCTTTATCAAGAGAAAGAGTTCGTGACATTTCTAATGACGAAGATAGAAATAACGATAGACAGAGAATTCAACAACCTAACAATAATAATGATAATATAGATAAAATAATAGGTTCTATATCTGCGTTAAGAGAAAAGTTGAATTCTTCACTTGAAGGAATTAATGCAAGTAATAGAGAAATAGTTAATGAAACGAAATTAATCAATCGTTATCTTGATGTTATTGGTGCATCAGTATCTATTATAGAGGATAATTCAACTTCAAGTGGTGGAGTAGTTGGAGGAGGAATTTCAACTTCAGGAAGTGTAAAAGGAGGAATTGTAGGAGGACTTGTTGCAACACTTTCACAAGAACTATTAAAATACGGAAGACAATTTGTAGATTTATTTGGTACAAGATATTTAAGAAATCAAAGAGCAGAAGCTCAAGCAATGTATACAGATCCTATATCAAATGTAGGATTAGCTCTTCGTACACGAGGTGCAAATGAAGCTGATTACTTTAGATGGATACCTATTGTAGGAAAATATATTGCTCAGAGCATTGAAACGAAGTATGAAACGCAAGGAGAAATGGCAATGACAGGACTTCAAGCGTTAAGACAAACTCAAAATCAATTAGTTTCTTTAGCTCAGACGATGGGTCTTTCTATTTCAGGAGCAACAGGAATAGCTTCGAGAGAAGGTTCTTATGCAGCACGTGCTCTTGGAATGAATATAGGTGAATATGGAGAAAGACGAGCACAATTACTTAGAGCTTCAGGAGGAAGAATTCGTAGCGCAAGTGAAGCACAATCTTTAATGGCTGCTGAAAGACTTTTTGGTATAAGTCCTTCAACAATCAATGCTTTACAAGGTTCAATGCGTTTTAATACGAATGAGAGAACAACAGGTTCTGAAGTTATAAGCATCTTTGAAAGGACAATGAGAGAATTAAGATTGCCTTTTGAAGAAATAGCGTCTACAATTGAAGAGTCTTTAACAACATTTAATCAAACATCAGAAAGAATTTTATCTCGTACTGGAGAGGTAGATGCTGTAAGATTAACATCTGCATTAGCTGGAATAAGATCATTTACAGGAGCAAGAGGAAGACAGCTTGAAAGATATCAACAAGCATTTACAGGTCAAAATATCTCTAATGATGAAAATACAAGAGCTCTTTTGATGAGATCGTTTTTTGAACTTAATCCTGGAGCACAATTGTCAGATTTTAAAGTGATGCAAGATAATTGGACTCAAGGAAATAATCTCAATACTTTATTTTATTCATTAAATAGACTTCAAGAGTTAACTGGAGGAAATAAACAAGCTACATTTACAGCATTAGAACAAATGTTCCCAGGTTTATCTGCTACTGATATAGAAGGTTTGTTTAAAGAAGGAAGTAGTACTATTGATTTTAAAGAACTTCAAGCAACTATTGAAAAGAATGTTAAAGAAGCCTCAGAAAATGAATTAACTTATTCAAAGAATATTGCTAAAAGTATTACAGGAATTGAAGGGGAGTTTAAATCTTATGATAATCGCATGAAGACTTACGGAGAACAAAGTGTAGGTTTGTTACAAAGAATTCTTGCAGAAGTTGAAATGATGAATATGAAGATGGATCCAGGAGAGCAATATTGGGAAAATATTCGAGAATTGACTAAGAATGTTGATATGACTGATAAAGATGAAAACGTTCCTTGGAGAGTACAATATAGAAATGCGATGACTCGTCTTCAAAAGCTTAAAAATAAAGGTGAACTTGGAGAAGACGAATTCAATAGATTAAGTGAACAAGCATATCTTTCAGCTAAGTTTGTTAAATATAAACAACAAGAAGATCCTTCTATAAATCAAAGTTTATTTACAGCAAATAGAATTATTGCAGGAAGTCAACAAAATCAAAGATATCAAAATGTTAGTCAAGAAACAGATTCTGATCTCTTGATGAAAACAATGTTCCCATATTCAAAATCCTTTGATGATTTGAAAAAAGCAATTGAAGAGAATACTTCAGAACAGAGAAAAATGAGATCAGATTGGAAAACAATGACTATAGAAGTACCTAATTAATATGTCACCGAAACAATATTTTACATTAAATATAAGTAAGAAAACTGATCCTGAAGAATTTTGTAAGGATTGGCAAAGAAAGGTTCCTGAAGGATCAGAGGCTTTTGATGTGAAAACTTTATTTTCATTCCCTACAAAAAATGAAGATGGTGAGCAATCTGAGATTACTAATTTAGAATCTACATGGAAAATGTACGATAAATTAGAAAAGCAGAAATATCAAAGTGATTATGATAATGGTACATTACCTTATATAAAAGCAGGGACTCCATTAAGACTTCCTACTTCAGAACTTACATTAATCATTGAAGATGCTCCAAATAAAGATTCTCGTTATAACCAAGCTGATTATAAGTTATTATTTTCTAAACATTATAATGATATTATAAATGATCCTGGTTATGTTTCTTATGATAAAGTAACAAGTACAGAAGTTGAGAAAGGATGGTCGACAAAAACAGCATCTATAAATGCTAAAGTTTATCTTTATTGTAAATCAATTAAATCTGTAGTTGATATAAGTCCTTTTATTTCAGGATTAACCACAGATAAAACGATTGAAAACAGTAGTTTCGAATTAAGTTTACTTCCTATAAGAAGCACTTCTGTTCAAAAATATGGTGATACTTATTTTGAAACATTTAACATAGTTAATGGGAATCAATATACTGTAAAAAGTTTCCTTGAGAAATTTTGTCAGTTTAATGATATAATTTTTATTAGATTTGAAAAGTTAAAATTAGAATCAAGTTCTGATGAAAAAATATTTCCAATTTCTGAATCGTTAATTGTAGATAAAGAAAAGTTGACAGAAGGTACTCTTTGGGACATGATAGGATTTGTAGATAAATGTTCTATTAGCCTCAGTGCTGAAGAGAATACTTATAATATTTCTCTTAGTGGTAGGGGTATAGAGAAATTACTTGAAGATGATGGAAGTTATTTTTTACCTTTAAAAGATGTAGCAGGAAGTAGTCAATTCGCAATTGTAGGTCAAGCTGAACAATTCTTTCAAAGGAACTCTTTAACTGGAACGTATGATTTTATAGGAGCATATACATTTAAACGTATAATCGATACGATATGGTTTATTTTTAACGTTTGTTCAAATCTTGGTGTTGTTGATAATGATCTATTTTCAGCATGGAAAGATAAACGTGTAGAATCATTTCCTATAGATGGAGTAAGAAAAATGGAAGTCAATGGTATTTGGCAAATCGTAAATGTCTATGCAGATCAATCGTGCTCAGAAAGAATATTAGTAGATTCAAGTTTTGGAAATCCAAACGGAACTTTAATATCTTTGGTACAAAGAATTTGTCAACAACCATTTGTAGAGTTTTTCTTTGATACATATAAAGATACTATTGATATGACAATTCGACAACCCCCTTTTAATAGAAAGGCTATTGAAGAAATTGTTGACAATCATTTATATGTTGATATTGAAGCTGATTCTATTTATGAGATGAATCTTGATTATGATACAAGATTTTATTCTTGGTATCAGATTTACGCTCAAAATGCTTGGACAGCTAATACTCAAGAAACAGCATTAGCTATGGTTCCTATTGTATATCTTCCTGAATATGCAGAATATTTTGGTAATAAAAAGCTTGAAGTAGGAGATATGTATTTGAGAGTAAGTAAAACAAAAGATAATTCTTGGTTGGGTAATATGGTCAATTATCAACAAGCAGCATTAAATGATTTACTTTATATAATAGAATCTTCTGCTTATTTACCTTTCACAAGAAGAGGAACAATCATTTTACATGGTGATAGAAGAATTAAAGTAGGAACATTCGTTCGAAATAATGCTACAGATGAATTATTTTATGTGACAGGTGTAAATAATATGGTTGAATTTTCTGACTCTTCCATTGAAAGAAGAACGACTCTTACAGTTGAAAGAGGTATGAATATGACTATATTAGAAAAGTCATCTATGGAAGTAACAGCATCATTAAGAAAAGATAATTCTATTGGTGATAAAACAAAAAGTCAATTAGGATTTACGTCTTCTTTTAAACCTGATTATTTTGGAATTGTCGATACAGAATGGTTAAAACAAGCTATTGAATCTATAGATAAAGAAGGTAATAAGACTGTTACATTAGATAGTAAAGCTACTGTAGTGAAAGAGCAATTTGAATATTTTTTAAATAGAAAAATGTTTGAACAATGAAGATAGTTAGAAAGAATAATGGAGGAAGACCTCGTAAACAGAAGAATGATCCTGAACTTCTTGAGAAAGGATATATAACAATACCTTATAAGGTTGATAAAAAGAATTTCATAGAAACTTGTCTCAGGACTGGCACTGTTTCTGTTATAACTGATGGAGGAAACTTTAGAAACGAGATTTTAATTACAAATGAAGCTCTTCAGAATATTAATTTTCCTAATGAAGAAGGAGGTTATGGTACTCAAGTAATAATCGCTTCTTTACCTTATAGAACAACGCCTGTTGTGATAGGAACTATTCTAAATGACGATCAATCGCCAGCATGGAAGGAAAATATACATAGATTTATGAAGATCAATGATAAGACTTCTGTATGTATAGAAGAAGATGCTGATGATAAATCTATAAATATAATTGTTAATTCAGAAGAAGCTACAGAAATAAATATTTCATCAGTAGGAACAGAAGAGTCAGTTTTAAACATTCAATCCTCAGGTAAAGCAAATATTATTGCAGATAAAGAGATAAATGCTATAAGTTATGAAAAGATCACTTCTAAAATTGTGAATGTAGAAACAGAGGCTGAAGAAGAAGGTAAAGAAGAAAGATCTGTGACAATGACTTTAGAGTCTTTGTTAGTAAAATGGTTAGAGAATGATAAAACATCTACTATTTTATTTGATAAAGATAGGTTTAAATTGAGTTTACATGATGATTTAGAAATTGTGGATATAAGTGATGATGCAATTATTATTTCTTTTAAAAACAATGAAGAACAGATTGTAATTAATAGCGATAATATAGATATTCTTTTTAAAAATGGTGAAGAAAAAGTCACATTAAGTCCTAATTTAATTAAACTTCTTACAGGTAATAAAGTGGAAGTTAATGGAGCGAAAGAACCTCTTACTTTAGCTGAAACATTAATATCGAAAATAGACGAACTTCAAAATCAAATTAATATGTTAAAACAGGCTTGGACTCAAGCTGCTGCAGGTGTTAAACCTACAGACGGAGGAGCCAGTGGATTTGCAATGGGAATTTCTACTGTTGCAAGTATTTCTAAGATAGATTTTAGTGAAATTAAAAGCGAAACAACTTTTTCTGATTAAAATTTGTCAGATGATTATATTATTTGTATTTTTACAACATAAAAATTTGATTGATGGCATCAGGAATAGCAAATAGTGCAGCTAATAAAGCGTTAAATCTTATTCAAAATCTTGGTAGATCTGTTGTTGCAACACAATATCCTGATGATTTTGAATATTATATGTGTTCTCTTGAATTAGTTAATTCGAGAGGGAATACTATTGACTTTTTTACCTTTCCTGTTATGCCGGATAGTATTAATAAGACAGAACCTAAAAGAAATACTATAAGAAGTACTTTAGGAGGTCTTGTTGTATTATCATCACCTACTGCTATTGCACAGACAATTACTATTCAAGGTAATTTTGGTCGAATGTTTAAGATATTGTTAAGTGGAAATGCACCTTCATTACAAGGAATAGCTTTTTCACTTTCAGCAGGAAAGAAAAAACTATATCAAATTCAAGGTAAAGATACTTCTTCTTTGAAAGGAATTCCTTTTGATATAGGAATTAAAACAGGATATGGTTGTGTAAAGATTTTACAGAGTATTATCGATAAAAGTAATGGTGTAGATGAGAACGGTAAACCTTTAAGATTATATTTTTATAATATGGCCTTTGGTGAGAGTTATCTTGTTGCTGTTCCACCAAGTGGTGTAAATTTTACTCAGAATTTACAAAAAAATATGATTTGGGAATATAATTTGAATTTATCTATTATAGCACCACTTGAAGCTGTTGTTGGTAGTACAAAAATTAAAACAACCTTATTGAAGACTTGTGCAGCAGATGCGATACAAAAGAGTGTGAATAGTTTAGCAAAAGATATTTCAAGTAATTTATAAGATGGATAAATTCGAAAAATTCAATCAGATAACAGGATACGATATTAAATCGTTCTTTCAATCTTTTGTGGATTTTAGTAATACCTATTATCCATCTATAATATCTTTTTATCAAGGGGGAATAGTTAATGCTGAAGCATTTCAAAAACTTGATAATTTAATTGAAAGTACTAATGTAATAGAACCTTTATTTTCTTTACATGGTAATGCTTTGAATGATATTTCGATGTGGGATATTTTAGATGATTTTACAGAGATTCAAACAAAGTTAGAGACTATAAAGAATTCAAACAGATGGTTGAGAAGTTCTTCTATAGGAAGAGATAATACAATTCAAATAAGTAGGAAACTAAGATCAGGTGAAGACTTTGAGAACGTTTCCTTAGAAAAAGGAGATGAAGATTTTGAAAATGATTGGAGAAATATTGTAATACCTCAATATATTAGAGAAGAAGATTACGATGATGAAGATGGAATGAGAAACACATTCTATATTAATATGCGTAATACTGGTTCTAATGAAGTTAATACTGTAGTTGACACTTTAGTAGGTGATAAGATATTAGGAAAAGATATTTCAGTAAAATTCTCATTTGATAAAACCGGTGATTTAATTACAGTGAATGGTCACGATGCAATGGTACAAGCATTAAATATTATTGCATCTTCACTGACAGGTTCAATTCCCGAATTTCCTGATTATGGTATTTCAAATGAATTTATAGGAACAACAGTGAATGCAATTCAATATCCTTCTATATTTAAAAGTGTTATGAATATGTTTCAGAGAGATAGTAGATGGGAATCTGTTGAATTGTTAGATTTGCAAATTAAAGAAGATAATGTATTTTTGACTGTAAAAGCTAAAGCTATTACAAATCAAGAATATTTAACGAATATTACTGTATGATTACAAAAGTTAATTCAACAATATCAAATTTGAAAAATCTTTGGATCGAGATTTTTCAAAATAAGACAAATAAAGCAACGAATATTGCAGATGGTTCAGTTGTAAATGCAACAGCCTTTGCAACAGCAAAGGTTGCTCAAAAAGCAATAAAAGATATTGCTATTGTAGAAGCTCAGATTTTCCCTGAAAATGCAACAGGAGAATATCTTGATCGTGCAGCAGTCTTATTCGGCGTAAGTCCAAGAAAAGGTGCTCTTGGTAGTTCAACATATGTTAGAGTCTATGCAGAACCTGGAACTGAATACGGACTTGACACTGTTTTCATTAATAAGAATGGTATTCGTTTTGAAGTAGATACTCCATTAGTAGTTGATGATTCAGGTTATGGTTATGTAAGCGTTAGAAGTACAATCGTAGGTTCAGTTACAAATGTAGACGCAAACAGTATAACTCAGGTTATACCAAGACCTCTATCTCATATTGATTGTACAAATGAATATCAAGCTGTAGGAGGTCGCGATGAAGAAGATGATGATACTTTTAGAGTAAGAATCATTAATGGAAACAATAAATTAAGTCAAACTACTATAGAATATTGGACTCAAATTTTTCAAGATCTTGATCCTCGAGTATTAAAGGTAATGAATGTTGGATTAGGTGAAAATGCTAAAATTTACATTTACTTAATTACTCAGAACGGTTCGTTTTTTACAGATGAAGAATTAGATGTCTTGTTGCAAAAAGCAACTCCTTATTTATCTTTATCTGATATAAATGTTCAAGGTAATGCTCTTGGAGTTGAATTGAAAAATGCTGAATGGAAATATGTCGGAGGTGATGTAGGTATAGATTTTAGAATTGAATTATCTGCAGAATATAACGTTGCAACTGTAAGAAAAAACATTCAAGTAGCACTTACAAAATATCTTGATTTTCGTTTTTGGACACCTGGTAAATCTATTCAATGGGATGATTTATTATCTATTGTAAAAACAGCAACAGGTGTAAAGTATGTTCCTGATGAATATTTTTATCCATCATTTGACGAAGAAGTTCCATTAAATCAATTACCTCGAATTAGAGGATTTAGAATGAGAGATTTAAATGGGAACATTCTCTATGATTCCGGACAAACATTATCTAATTTATTTTATCCTGCTATAAAAGAAGATATATATAAAGGTAATCAGAGTCAAGTTTTAACAAGAACACAATACGTATATTTTACAGTTACTACAACGAGAAATTCTATTGTTGAAGGAGCTGTAATAAATGTTGGTGATAAAATTCTTATCACAGATGAAAATGGTCAAGCATTTATAAAATTAGAGAATGGTGAATATAATTACGTTCTTACAAAATTAAATTGGAATTCAAAAGAAGGATCGTTTATAGTATTAAATGCTGCTGTTTATATAACTATAAATGATTTTAGTGCTGTACAACATTCTTTGAATTTTACAGTTTTACAAGGAACTCTACCTGCAGAAGATGTTGAAATCAATATAAATAATCAAGTTTTAAATACAGATGAAAATGGAAAGGTAAGTATAAAACTTGAGCCTGGTTCTTATTCTTATACAATTAAAAAAGAGGGTTATATACAAATTTCGAATGCTGTAACTATAGGAATTGAAGATGTTGATATTACTGAATATATTTTCCCTGAACCTCAAGTTGTCAATATTAGTGTTATAGATTCTAAAAACAACATCTTTGTACCTACTGCAAAAGTATTAATCCAAGATTTAATTGAAGATACAGATGAAAATGGTCAACTTCGATTAAATTTAACTGAAGGTACTTATAATACAATTGTAAAGAAAGAAGGGTATATAGATTATGATGATCAAATTAAGATAAAAGTTCAAGATAGAAACAATATTTTAATTGATTTAAATCCAACACCATATATAGTAACGTTTACTGTTTTAGAAGGTGGAACAAATAAACCTATAAAAGGAGCTGTAGTAATTATAGATGGACAAAATTATCCAACTGATTCAAATGGTAATGCTGTTGCATCAATTCCGAATGGTACTTACGAATATTCGATAAATTATTCAGGATATACTCCTGTAACAGGATCTATTGTAGTTGATAACGGTAATGTAAGTAGAGTTGTTTATTTATCGTTAGCTTATTGGAATATAAAATTAATAGTTAAAGATTCATTAACAGGTAACTTTGTTAATAATGCAAAAGTCTTTATAAACAATCAATCATATTATACAGATATAAACGGAGAAGTTGATTTTGTTCTTTCAAATGGAACATATCAATACACAATTACTCAAAATGATTATAGAACTACAAGTGGATCTATTGATGTTTTAGATGAGGATATTGAAAGAATAGTTTTTGCAACCCCTAAAGCAAGAAAAGTTAGTCTTATCATCAAAGATGAGAGAACGCAAGTTTTATTAGTAGGAGCTACAGCAGTTTTGAAAGATAAGGGAACTGGAGTTGTTATAGGAACTACTACAAGTAATTCTTTAGGTGTAGCATTATTTGATGATGTAGAAGAAGGAGAATATACTTACGAAGTTTCTTTTCCTGATTATGAGGATTCTTCAGGTGAAGTTTTAGTAGAGAAAAAAGATATAGAACAAATTGTATTAATGTCCCTCAAACCAAGGGACATTAATTATAATATAAAGGAAAAAGATGATTCTTTAGAAAGTGCTGTAAATTCTTCAGGTGCTTCAATTTCTGTTAAAGATTTATTTACATCTCAAGTAGTAAGCGGAATAACAGATTCTCAAGGAAATTTTAAAGCTAAAGGAGTTATTGGTTCTGATTATGAAATAACCTATTCTAAGTATGGCGTTTCAAAAGTTGAGACAATAACGATAGGAATCTCAACTATAAATGTTAATTTAGTATTAGAAGCTACTGATACAGCAACATTTAAAAGATTCTATAAAAACAATCTTTTTAATCTTCCTATATCAGTAGGAAACCTTTTTTTTGGAGATATTGATTTTGGTCAAGTTAGCAGCATTAACGTTAAAGTATTTCTTAGTAAAGAATATAATTTAACTACAGAAGAAACGAATTATTTTCCTGCTCAGACATTTTTAAAAACAGTTAATACAGCAGGAGAAATTGTTAATATAGAAGTTGAACCTTATTTGCCTGACGTTACTTTAAATGTGACAATTTCATCAGGATTTTTCATTACTTCTAACAATGAATATTTAATAACTTCAGATGGTTTAAATTTTAAAACTGCTGCAACACCAAGATTTTATACCTATAAAGTAACTTCAGATGCAAACGAATATCATCCAGCTTTTTCATACGAAGGTCAAAGTGATGATGGTTCTCCAGTTGTTTTAAATTTACCAAGTTATTCAAGAGTTACAGTAACAGTTAATTCGAAAAAATATTTGGAATTTTCTGAAGAATTTGAAATAGATAGTAAGGTAAGTAAGATTCTTAATATTCGATTGAGTGAACAACCACCTATACCTGTTGTTTCAGAAAATGGTTTGAAAAATATTACTTCGGAAGATAATATAAATTTAATAAGTGAAAAGATATGAGTGAGACAACTTTAAAAATAAGTGAAATGACTCCTGATTCAAATTTGACAGGAGCTGAAATATTTCCTTTCATTCGGAGGGGGGTAGAAGATAATTTTATAACAACACTTGATAATATTAAAGAATATTTTAATGTTCCAACTGACGACAAGCTGAAAACCATGTTTGCGGATATTACTCAATCACCTGAACAAGATTTGAATAATATTAAGGGAAGTGGTATAATGACTAATACTCAAAACGCTTTTGCTACTACTGAGCGAAATTATCCTATAAATGAAGCAGGTACTTTATTTTATGGTACTACAGCCTATAAAAGAGCAAATCAAATATATGGAGGATTTTCAAGCAATCGCTGGTTTGCAAGAGGCGGAGGAGATAACAATTATACCCCTTGGAAAGAATATCTTTTTAAAGAAGATATGGCTGCAATTCTTCCTGCTAATTCTAATCTTAATGATTTTAAAACTTTTGGTGTATATAGACAATCAAGTACAAAGGAATTAAATACTGTATCAAATAGACCTCCTGGAAGTACAGGTGAAGCTGTATTTCAAGTTTATGAATGCGGTCCTAATTATACTGTTCAGGTTTATTATAATATTACTACTGAACAAGCTTTTATAAGATTTAATCATGCTGGTACTTGGGGTTCTTGGCATATTTATACTGGTATTGAACAAAATTATGTTGATAGTGGTCCTATTGATAATATAACTGCCGCTGGCGAATATTTCATTTCTCCTGATGTTACAAATGACCCGTTTACAGATTATTGCTGGCTTAAGGTTATGGGGGATTCAACTATCATTCAAATACTAATAGAATACAATTCTTTAAGAATAGCTATTAGACAACGTTCAAGTAACAATATTTGGAGCTCATGGAAATATGTTACTACTTCTGATAGTCTTTTTATGATTACTAAAATGACAGCTTCTGAATATGCTTCTTCAAGTAAAAATGCTAATACAGCTTATTTTGTAACTGATTAATATTGATATTATGTTATATACAGGAAATATAAATATTGATAATCCATTACAAGGTACAAATGAAATTAATGATGGTTATGTAGGTACTAAACAATTTTATCATAGAGATAAAGGAATATGGTATGCAGATTTTGATGTAATAAATACTAAAACTCCATATCTAAACGTTGAAAATTATGCATCTCTTAAAATTTATACTCTTTTTATGCAAGATAAATTTAGTTTTGGTTTTAAGAACGAAGATGGTAAATATATTAGATTTGAAACTGTTGCTGGTAATAGTGGTATTCAATGGTTTATAGGTTCGACTGGAGTTGGTTTTGCTAATGGTTTTACTTTTGTAAGTAAAACTATTAGTACTGGAACTCTTAATGCTTTATCTTGTGAATTTCCTAATGGACTTATCGACCAATGGGTTGATTTGCAAATAGAATTAGACCGTTCTCAAGAAGGAGTCAATAGACTTAAAACTGCAAAAGTTAATGGTATTGATTGTATTAATAAACAATATCTTGATACTTTTTATGATACTTTTTCTTGTGCCAATCAACAAATTATTATAGGTACTGATTATGGAAATTTTAATGGCGGAGGAGGCAAACTTAAATATGTTCAAAGCGATACTGGAGGTTCTATTTATAGAATGAATTTTGAAGATTATAATTTAACATGGAGAGATGCTACATTTACTCCAGTTAATGCTACAAAAGAAGAAATGATTAAACATTTATAAAAAATAATAATGATAATCTTAATTAAATTAATTGCATTAATCTCGGCCATAATCTTGTCGAGATTAATCTATTTATTAATGTTTAAAATTTAAATATTATGGATAATGAAAATAATAATATTCAAGCTTTAAATAGTAGTGGGGGGGGGGCTTAGAGTAGGTTCAGGTGATGCTGGTGCTTATATTGGTAGTACTCTTATTGCTGGTAAAGAATTTGATTGGAGTCAATTATGGTTTAATTTAAGTTACGTTTGGTCAGATGCCACATATACTAATAGTTTCTTTTTTGTTGTTGCTAATCTTAGTTCTCATAATGTCGAATTACAACGTGATGGAGAAATAACTATTATTGAAGCTGGAAAAATAGATTGGTATTCAACTGGATCTCCTAATGTAGCTGATATTCAATTATTTGCTAATGCTGATTATAGACAAAGAATCCTATATTATACAAATTGGAGAAGTACTTCTGAAACTATTAATGATGGTCAAATGTATAATAGAAATTATAATCCTGGGGAAATGGTTTTTAGTATAGGTGCTGGTGCATATGATCAATTTGCTTGCGTGACTTTTGTCTTCGACATTCCACAATAACATTAAGAAGTTTGTTATACGAATATACAATTTTTATTCTTGATAAATGAGAAATAATTTAAGTTGTATTTTGAATTCAATTTTGTATCTTTACAAAATAAAATAGAAAATTGAAGATGAAAACATATAATCCTTTTGAAAAAGAAAAACCAATTTGGATGCAAGAATCGTTAGTAGCTTGGTATGATGTCGCAAGACAGAATGTTACTAATGAAGAAATGAAGAAAAATCCTATTTTAAAAGATCTTTCAGGTAATGGTTATGATTTAGATTGTATTAACTTTGATTGGGGTGAAAAGAAAGAAAATTCTTCTCAAATATTAAATGACGGATTGGTTTCGTATGCTGCTAATAATAGTTGTTGTTATTCAGGAGATATCAAATCTTTACCTATCTTAGAGGATTATACAGTATTTTTAAAAATTGATTATATAGATAAACAACAAATTGAAAATCATCCAATAGTAACTAAAAGAAAAGGTAATCAACAAAATGGAGCTTTTGTTATAGGTAATAAATATATTTATTCTTTTCCTGATTCTAATGGTGATCCTATTAATGTTTCATCAGAATTATTGAATTCTATGAAAGAAGGTATCTTTTTAACAAAGGATAGAATCAATAATAAGATTGAGTTAAAAGCTGGAACTGGAACAGATTCTGATATTTTATTAATTGGAGCTCAAATTCAAGATTTATCTCAAACTAATCCTTCTGATAGATTTAGAAATTTTGAAGGATTTGTTTTGTATAGTTTGATGTTATTTGATCGGACTTTAACAGAGGAAGAAATTGAATTTATCAAAATAGAGTATTGGGGTCCTGATAGTGAATTTTTCATATTACAAGATAATCCTGTTTATAAAAGTTCAGTTTTTAGTAGATTTTTCGAAGAAAATGATCCCGCTGTAATGAAGTGGGCTGAAAATGTTTTAGCTAAAGTTTCAGGATCAAACATTTTACCTAAATTTATAGAAAAAGGTGGTAAGGATTTTCAATCGTTTTGGGGAACGATTACACATTTATTCGCTTTAATTGTACTTTATTCAAGAAAATATAAAGAGATTGATACTAATCAAATTCTATTTGAATTGTTTATTGAAAATAGAGGATTAGTATCAAATCTTGTAACATCACAAGATCAAATGCAATATCTTTTCTACAATTATATTAAAGAATATGAGAAGAGAGGTAGATTGGATATTGTAAATAAAGAAGGAGTTATTTTAGGCGAATTATTAAGATTGATTAGATACAATGATCTTGATGAATTTATTTTTGCTGTACTAAGACCTCAAGATGTAAGTTGGGCAATAGGATTTTCATCACCTTGTTGGAAAAGAACTAATACAGTATCAAATGTAACTAAAGGATACGAGTTTACTGAGAGTATTGTTGATCTTAAAAATTATCCTTTATTAAGATCTTCAAATGTTCGAATTGCTAATGATATCAATAATGAAGATGAAATAATTTCTTCAATGGTCTTCGGAGGAAGTCAAAAAACAGGTATTTATCCTACTGAAGATAAATCAAAATTATTGGTTGTAGATCCAGCTTTAAATTACGAAGTCTCTATTAGAGTTAAACTATCTTCTTTGATAAATTCTAAAATTCAATTTGGAGTTATATGTTATGATAAAGATTATAATGTTATAGAGACTCAATATATTGAGAATGGAGAATATCAACTTTCTGACGATAGCTTATTTCATTCGACTGAATATTTAGAGTTAGTAAACGAAAATCTCTATTATAATTTAACTGGCATCATTTTAGCTTACAATGAAAGGAATTATGATGCAATTAAATTGAATTTTCCTTCAGGTAGAGCATTAAGCTTTTTACCAAATACAAAATTTATATGTCCAGTTTTTGTTCAAAATAGAGAAGCAAACGAAGATCCTAATGTTTATATATATGATGTAAAGGTAAGACCTCTTGAATTACCGTTTAAACAAGGTTGTTTAGGAGGTAAAAATGTAATTGCTGCTTACTATAAGAATAATGCATTTCAATCAGAAAATTCTATTGAAACCTTTATTAAACAATATTTGATTTCTTATAAGAATATTTTAAAAGGCATATTTATTAAAGATAAATCTGAAAGAAAAATTACTTTTAAAGTGTTTTCTGAAAGAAATAATTACATTCAAGATGCAACTATAACTATAGCAGGACAAACTTTAAAAACTGATATAAATGGTGAAGCTTTTATAAATTTATATCCTGGTGAATATGTTTATTCAATTGAAAAAGGTCAAGATTTTGAAATAGAAGAAGATATTCTTACAATTGAAGATGTAGATTATATTAAGTATGTTCAATTAAAAGGTAGAATTTATCAAAGAACAATCTCGTTTTTAGTTTTAGATGAAGCTGGTCGTTATTTAAAGGATGCTCGGGTAACTTTCAATCAACAAACTCAAATTACAGGAGAAAATGGATTAGTTTTATTTGAAGCTTATCCTGGTTTATATACTTATACAGTAGAAAAGTATGATTATATAAGTGTTTCAAATACTATAAGTGTTGTTGATAGTACTAATATAACAGTTGAATTAAATAAAGTACCTTATTATACTGTTACAATAAGAGTTAGAGAAGGATTTGAACCTATTGCAAATGCAGCAGTCGTTTTAACAGGTGATTTTGATGGAAGTGGTCAAACACAGCAATATACAGGAACAACAAATGCACAAGGAACTGTAAATCAAACTTCAGACGGTAATCCTTTCTTAATGAGAGCTGGAACTTATCATTATCTTGTTTCTAAGAAAGATTATTTTACGAAGGAATCTGATTTTAATATAATTAATAATGCTACTATAAATGTAGATTTAACTGCAATACCTTATTATAATGTTAATTTTACAGTATTAAGAGATGGAGTTCCAGTAGATAACGCTTCTATTTCTATAGATAATAATACTTTAGTAACAGATAATAAAGGTAAAGCTTCTATTTCATTTCCTAATGGAACTTATAGTTATAAAGTTTCTAAAACTGGTTATATTGAAAAAAGTGGTACTGTCATTGTAAATGATGCAGATCAAAATTTAACAATAGATGTAACTGCAATTGAATATAATATTAATTTTATAGTCACAGATGAAAAATCAAATCCGTTAATTGGAGCTGTAATTACAATTGGTACTGAGAGACAGACTACAACAGCATTAGGTGTAGCTACATTTAAAAGAATAGTCGGTGAATATAATTATTCTATTTCTTTAGCAAATTATAACACCTATACAGGAATTGTTGTTATTTCAAATAAAGATGAACAACTTAATATTAGAATGAGTAATATTCAATATGAAGTTAGATTTGTTGTTCGAAGTGATGGGAATCCCGTAGAAGGTGCTTCTGTAAAATGCGGTGATAGAGATTCTATTTTAACCAATAGAAATGGAGAAGCTATATTTAATTTTGCTTCAGGAAATTATCCTTTTTCAATTACAAAAGAAGGGTTTGAAAGATATGATTCAACTGTAGAAGTTGGTAATAGGAATACAGTTGTTCCTGTAGATTTGACGTTATCATCAAACGTTGTAACGTTCTATGTTAGAAATGAATCAGGAGAGATCCTTTCCAATGCAGCAATTATAATTAATAAAGAGGTTCATTATACGACAGAAGAAGGACTTGCTTCATTTCTTCTATCTTATGGTGATTATCATTATACTGTTGAAGCAGATGGATACAATTATAATTGGGGAGATATTCGAGTAACAAATGAAGCTTTGAATGTAAATGTAACAATGTATCATCAAACGACTACAGTTTATGTGTTAAAGTTTACAATTACTCAAGAATCAAATCCTGCTGTTGGAGCGTTAGTAACGATTAATGGTAATATAATAGGATATGCTAATAGTGAAGGTGTAGTTTCATTTAATCTTCCTAATGGAGATTATAGATATACGGTTAGTAATGGAGATTTTATAAATCAAACGGAAGGTAATCGAGTAATATCAGGTTCAAATTCTGATGTAAGTGTTAATTTAACGAGAAAAACAACTAATGTGACTTTTAACACAACTTACATTCCTAATCCAAGTAATCCTGATGAAAAGTTACCTGTACAAGATGTATCTATAACTTTTAATGGCTCGACAATTAAAACAAATCAACAAGGAAAAGCAGTCTTTTCAAATGTACCACTTTCACTTGAAAATAAAGAATATAGATGTTCTAAAAAACCGCCATATGAAGATATAGTACGAAATACAACAATCACTACAGAAAATCCTGAAATAGATGTTGTAATGGGTGAATCAACATATTCTATAATTTTTACTGTAGTTGATGAATTAGGTAATCCAATTCCTAATGCTTATATTAGTTGTGGTGGTCAAGTTGGTAATACGAATCCATTAAATTCATCAGAACCAGGTCGTTTAACTTTAAGAGGTTATGGTAATAATTTAAGTGGTTATTATTATACGATTTCGAAAGAAGGATATCAAACTATTTCAGGTAATGCTATTGTTCAAAACGAATCTGTTTTTATAACAAAAACATTGAAAAGATCTTATACTGAAATCACATTTAAAGTTCAAACAAGTGATGGTTTAGCATTACAAGGTGCTTCAATTCAGATTGGAGAGTTAAACGAAGCAACTGATAGTCATGGAGAAGTTTTGTTTTTAGTAACAGAACAAAAAACTTATAATTATAAAGTTACTTATCCACATTGTATGGATTCTTTAGGCAGTTTTACAAATGATTTAACATCTAAAACTGTAACTGTAACTATAGAAGATACAATGGCCATTGTTGTTCGTGGTTCAGGAGTTGAAAAAATTAGTCTTCCTATTCTTAATACAAGTCAAGAAGGATTATCTAATTTAAAAGTTGATTGGGGAGATGGCACTATAACTTACGGTAAGATTTTTAAAGAAAGTCTTGATATATCACAAAATACAGAAATTAAGATTAGTTTTGGTTCAGAAATAGGAACTTTAAGATGGTCGTGTGAAGAAGCTCCTTTACTTGATGGAATTCAAAATAAATTAAGGTACGTAGAAAGGTTTTTTCAAAATACAAATCAAATTAATTTTGGAAATGGTGGATTTTATAAATGTATACTTTTAAGTAGATTAGATAAATTACGTGTTGGATTTGTTCAAGGTTCGTGCGTGAGATTATTTGCAAATTGTTTGAGTTTAAATTCAATTGAACCAGGTATGCTTGATTGGGCTAAATTAGGTGATTTTACAGAATGCTTTGCAAATTCAGGTTTAATTGAGGTAAGATCAGGTTTAATTGAAAATATTGAAACAGTATTATATCTTTCTAAAATGTTTGAAGATTGTAAAAGTTTAGAAAGTGTAACTATTCAAATTCCATCTACTTGTACAAATGCAAGTGCCATGTTTAAAAGTTGTTCAAATTTACAAGTAGTATCTGATTCGATTTTTCAAAATGCTTCTGGTTTAACAAATGCATCAGAGATGTTTGATTATACGAGTAAATTGCAACAAATGCCACGTATAGAAGATTTAACTGCAAATGTAAATTGTAATGCAATGTTTCGTTCTTCAGGATTTTCTAATTTTAGAGGAGGATTCCCACGAAATTGTATAAATGCTGATGAAATGTTTGAGAATAGTCAATTATCTTCTATGTTTGCAGTTATAGAAAGTTCTAATTTAACTACTTTAGATAGAACGTTTATGGGTTGTGGAAATTTAGGAACTATAACTAACATTGATTTAAGATGTTCTAATGTAACTTCAGTTCAATTTTTGTTTTCAGGTACTGGCGTAAATTCAATTCCTTCTAATTATTTTTCAAGACTTACAAATTGCGTTAATTTTGCTGGTGTATTTCAAAATTGTAAAAATTTACAATATATATATGGAGAAAAAGAATCAAGTCCTTTTTTTGGATGTCCTGTAGAATCATTAAATTCAGCTTTTTCAGGATGTTCTAATCTAAGAGGGGATCTTTATTATTTATTTTATTCATACGCAGTAACAAGAAGAAGAACACAAGGTGGAAATTATTGGAAAGTTCAAGGTGTTTCTGCTTATTGTAAGGATTATTCATTTTGTTTTGAAGGTTGTTCTTCTTTGACAGGAGAATCTTGTTGTTCTGAATTGGATGATGAAAGAGAAACTTTTATGGGGTGGTTGACAGCTTTATGGGGATTTACGAATGGATATATACCTGCTGAAAATATGCAAGCTTCAAGTTACAATAGTACATTGTATACGTCTAAACGAACAGGTTGTTACAGAGGTTGTGTTAATTTATCTGATTATAATGATATACCTTCAGATTGGAAATAATTGTTTAATTTAAAAATAAAAAATTATGTGGTATTTAATTCCTATTTCATTAATTGTTTTAGTTGTTTATCTTTGGAAAGTGATAAAATTAATAGGTATTCCTTGGAGCATTTCCGATACTTATTATCAATTACAGAAACGTAACCGATCGGCTTGGTGGTTTCAAGTTGTAATGATTTTAACAGCAGGAATACTTCTACCTGAATGGTTAGAATTAACTGATGGCGAAAATTATCAATGTTGTGCATTTTTAGCTTGTGCTGGATTAATTTTCGTTGGAGCAGCACCTTGCTTTAAATTAGAACTTGACGGTAAAGTTCATATAGGAGCAACAATAGTTTGCGGATTAGCTTCATTACTTTATATGATTTTTGCAGGTTATATATTTATACCTTTAATTTTAACAATTCCTACAGGATTTTTAATTCATAAATATGATAAACCTGTTTTTTGGTTAGAGATATGGATGTTTGTAAGTATATATGTATCACTAATTAGTAATGCTATATGGAATTAAGAGTTGAAAGATTATGGCCAAGAGAAAATTATACTGTTGGTCGATTATATGTGAATAATGAATTCTTTTCTAATACTTTAGAAGATAAAATTATAGATAAAAACAAGAACGGAATATTTGATAATGGCGAGAAGAAAGTTTATGGAGAATCTGCCATTCCGTATGGCAAATATAAAGTAGTATATAATTATTCTCCTAAATTCGGTCGAAATTTACCTCGATTATTAGACGTTCCTCACTTTGAAGGTATTTTAATACATCCAGGAAATACAGCAAAAGATTCTTTTGGTTGTATACTTGTTGGAAAAAACACTTCTAAAGGAATGCTATCAGAATCAAGATACACTTCTGATAAATTAAATGAAATAATTGATGCTGCTCAGAAAAGAGGCGAAGAAATAACTATTGAAATTGTATAAGGTATGAATCAATTAAATATATATAGAAACATTTTTCTTGAAAAAGAAGAATTAATGAATTTACAAGGATTTTTGCAAAATTCATTATTTAAACAATTGTTGTTGCAAGCGACTTATACTTATGGAATTGTAACAAATGATCCAAGTAAATTTAATACAGAGTTTCAAAAGCCTGAAGAATTTGAACCGAATGATCCGTTTAAAGTTGAGCAAGGTACGACTAATGGAACTTATAAAGTTCTTCCAGGATTAGCGTTTAATAATTTAGGACAAATAATTTTTATAGATGATATTCAAGATAATCTTGTTTGTCCTCAAGATGATCAATTTTATTGGGTGAAAATAAGTTATGCTACACGAAATTATGAATTTGGAACAGTTTCTATAAATCAAAAGGGAAATGTAAATGGTAACGTTTCTTTTTCAGGAAAAGTGAGAGGTCAAGCAGGTTCAACTCCTGTTTCAATTAGATTTGAAAGAGAAGATGGTAGCAAACCTTTAAATGATGGTGTATATCAAATTGTTTCAGTTGTAGATGATCAAAATTTGATTTTAACTTCAAATGCTGAATTTACACCAGAGTCTAATTTGAGAGTTATTATTCTTGGAACGATACCTATTACAGCAGTTTTTTCAAAAGAACAAAAAGCAGGACTATATACTTATGATTTTTATAACATTTCTTTAGAAAAAGAAATTGAAAATTCAACTCCTCCTGCTAAAGAAGATACTGAGTTCTATATATCAAGAATACGTAATAGTGGTGGTTCAATAACAATTGATAATTCTGTAAAAAAAGAATTTTGGTCTTTAGCAGGATTTGTAAATAAATAAGGTAATTATGTTGAAATTATATTATACTGTAAGTTCAGGTTATCTTGATATTCAAGGAAACTATATAAACTCATTAGGTGGATTTCCTTCGTCTACTGAAGTTCCAAATGATGTTTTTGATAATCTTTTTGATGAAATAAGTCTTTCAGAAATTAAAGATGTAAAAACACAATATAGAGCTATTATCGTTAAAAATGAAAGTGAAGAAGTTATTGAAAATATAGAATTATGGTTCGAAAAGAAGGATTCGAATATTTGTTCCTATCAAATAGGAGCAACTCTTCTTTCTAATGACGAACAACCTTTTATGGAACACATTCCTTCTGTCTATAGTAAACCATTATATACTCAACTTTACGATGCTATAGTTGATAGTAAAGTTAGTATTGGTAATCTTAATCCAGGTCAGATGATAGGATTATGGTTATCAAGAACAGTAGACAAAGAAAAAGCTCTTGAAGAATATAATAATGTAGCAGAAGAAGATCTTCTTCATAGATCAAGATATAAACCTATAGAAAAAGAGAAACAAGAGACTGTTGATTTAAAGATAACGTGGGATTAATAAATTTATTTCTGTAATTTTACAAAATCAAAAGGACGAGAATTCGTCCTTTTCTTTAACTTTTAGAGATACAATTTTGTTATGATAGAGGAGTTTTGTGAAATATTTGAATATTTAAAACAGAGATTGACTTGTTCTCCTAATTATAGTTTGAAAAGGAAGAAAAGAGAAATTCAACTTATAGAAAAATTCTTTTTAAATTCAAATATAAAATCGACAAATGAATTATGGGAGTATTTGTTGTTTCAATTTGTTTTATCAGGGAACAATAGTATAAGTAGATATCCTTTAACATTAACAAAAATAATAAGTTTAAACGCTTTAAAACGTTGGAACGAGAGAACAAAAGAAAAAATGTTTTATGTTTCAAAATTTCAAAGAGATAGATGTTTAACTAACCCTCTAAAAAAAGATGAAGAATCTTATTTTTCTGATAGATATAAAGATTTTTTGAGACATAAATTTTGGAGTACTCCAAAAGGATTTATATTTTGTGGAGAATATAATGGTATTCTTTTTGATGAATTAAAATGTAAAGATTGTTATTATTATAATGCATGTAAAAATGGAAGATCTAATTGATTTTATAAAAAGAAATTTTAAAATTGCCAAAAAGGAAGGGTTAGAATTCGAAGTTTTAGCTTCTGCATTTTTAGAATTAAAACAAGACCCTTCTATAAGTATAGAAGAAGCTTTGATTAGAGGATTGAGAGAATGGGATATATAAAGAAAGAAAGGATAGAAAATAGACCTTGTGTGTGTTGTAAAACAAATTACAAGATTTGGAATCGCATCAAATGGCTATGTAAAGATTGTGATAGTAAAAGAAAATCTGTAAGAATAGATCGAAGTAATTTAGAAGAAAAATCTAATAATTTACAATCTATATTTGAAGAGATTTGGAATGAGAGATTTCATTATTGTTATCATTGTGGCACTTATCTTGGAAAAGAACTTAAACCAATCTTTTTTAGTCATATTCTTTCAAGAGGAGCACATCCAAAATTAAGATGTGATAAAGATAATATAGTTTTGACGTGTCCTCAATGTCATAGAATTTATGAATTTGGAGATAGAAAGAAATTGAAACGTCAGATATCTGAAGAAATGATTGACGAATTATTAAAAAAAGAGCATAATGAATAGAGATAGAGAAGTTATTGAAATATGTAACGAAGTCTTTAAGAATATAGGATTAAAAAGATTCTCTCATAGAATCGATAATTATTTGGAGAAACCTAATAACGATACTGTTTTAGGACTTTATTCAGAAGCATTTTTATGGGATGATTTTTCAGAAAAGAACAAGAAAAGAAATTTTATTTTTGGTGAAAATCAATATAGTCTTTTGAAATATTTCATAATTTCGTTTCAAAAAGATTATGATTCAAACGGTAATCCTATAATTGCTATAAATAAACTTGAAGATGAAACAGCTTCATTTAAAGATAATCCTATAAAGAATCTTTTTATAAAGTATGAGAGTGAAGAAATGCGTGATATTGATTTTGAAAAATTATTAATGATGAGATAATATGGACGAAAAAAAATATTTAATAAGAGATGTTAATGCTCAAGGTCTTTTAATTTGGCTAAATGAGAATTTTACGAAAGATAATGGTAAACCTTTTAATAGAAATGATGTGACATTTTATATTAAAAGAGGTCATATTCCTGAATATTTAGGAGGGAATGAAATTGTGATTATACCTAAAAAACATTGTACTATAAAATTATACAATGTATTAGCTAATGATATTAATAAAGTGTGTGAAGAATGAAAACATCTTGTAATTACATTTTAGTTTACGATTTCGAGACTGGCAATTTATGTAATAGTAAATGTATTGCCTTTGAAAATGCTCCTTGTGTTGAGATAGCAATGGTTTGTATTGATATGAAGACATTGGAAATAGTAGATGAACTTGATAGAATTTTCCCTTATAATTATAAGGAGGATCTCATCTATTCAGAACAAGCCACTGCAGTACATGGAATCACAGAGCAGATGCAAGAAGAACTTGCAACTCCATTAAAAGATATATATAAAGAACTTAAAACTTGGTTCACTAAGTATAAGAATCCAAGACAATTATGTACATTAGCAGGACATAATATAGGAGGACAAAGTACAAATGGATTTGATAATCCTTTTTTGAGAAATTTCTTTACATACATGAATGATGATATAGATAAGTATGTAAAATATTATATAGATACAATGCATTGGGCTCATATAAGTTCTTTAGAGCAAGAAAATTATCAACTTGGTACTTGTTGTCAATTAGCAGGAATTGATCTTGTTGATGCACATAGAGCTTTGAATGATACAAAAGCAAACGCTCATTATCTAATTTCGTGTATTAAAAAGTTAAGAGGAGAAGGACAGATTATTCAAAAAGTCGAACAAAAAAGATATAGAGATTCGTTTCAATTATGTTAACATTAGATGGTAAAGATTTACTTTCAGTAAATCAAATGAATTATCTATATGCTACTGTAGATAAAATAATTGAGGATCTATCTCCTAAAGCATTAAATCAACTTCTTGAAGGTTATAATAATGATGTTGATAAAATGTTGAAAGAGATACTTACTCAAACTGAAAAAACATTATATCTCGGTAGAACACTTGATTCTGAAAGTCTTGATTATATAGAAAATGTAAAAGCTTCAATGGATACGACTTTAAAGATTTATTCATTGAATTATTTCATTTTGACAATGCTTCCTAATTTTAGGATGGGTTGGAGAAATGTTGAATGGGGTAATATGACACAACTGTTTCCGTGGAGCTGTTATCTTTGTGGTCGCGGTTCAGGTAAATGTCTCAGTATCAACGAGTTAGTAGTTATGTATGATGGTTCTTTAAAGCCTGTTCAAGATATTAAAGTTGGAGATCAAGTGATGGGAATAGATAATACTCCAAGAACAGTTCTTCAACTTCATAGAGGTCGGTCGCAGATGTATAAAGTTCATCAAACTTATGCTAAAGATTATTATGTGAATGAAGGTCATTTGGTTTGTTGTATTTGGGATCGACCAACAACAATAGATAATAAAAGAGTAACAAAAAGAATTTATAAAGACATTCCTGTTGAAGACATCCCTAAACATGCAGGTTATGGTCGGAAGAAAATTTTTGGATACAGAAAGATTGATGGATGGGAACTTCCTGAAAAAGAACTTTCTATTGATCCATATTGGCTTGGACTTTGGCTTGGTGATGGTACGAATTGCAATTATTACATAACAAATCCGGATATAGAAGTAAGAAATGCAATTAAAGAATATAGTGAAAGGATAGGAGGAAAATATTCTTATAAAGAAAAAGAAATGTTAAACGGAATTTCCGGAGTAGATTTATCATCTAAATTGAGAGATTTGAATTTAATTCAAAACAAGCATATTCCTGATGTTTATATGAAAGGTTCTCGTCAACAGAGACTTCAATTATTAGCAGGTATCTTGGATTCGGACGGTCATTTAAATGAACAAAAATATTTAAAACGAAAAGGAACTTCGAGAAATTCATGTTCGTTTGAATTATCTTTAAAGAAATATGAGCTTATAGAACAAATTCGTTATCTTGCTTTGTCACTTGGATTTCAATGTACTTCTATAGAAACACATGTGAGAAAAAATATACAAATTGGTGAATATAGTTATAAAAATTATAAATTCTACAGAATTTATATATCCGGTAAAATTTGGACAATACCTACTAAAGTAAAGAGAAAGCAAGCTCAACAATATGATAAAGTTCAACAAGGTAATAAATCAGCTTTAACTATTACTCAAGCAGGAGAAGGAGACTATTATGGATTTGCTTTAGATGGTGATCATAAATTTCTACTCAGTGATGGAACTGTTGTTCATAATAGTTATATGTGGTCTTATGCATTTATTCTTTGGAGATTATGGAGTTATTGTCGACCTGTTCCCTGGAGACAAAATACTGTAGATAATCAAAACAGAAAAGAAACGTGTTATATCACATCTACGATGACACTTGCGAAAGTTCAGATTAAAAAAGTAAGAGAGGAAATTGAAACAAATGATTTGATAGCTGAGAAACTTAATCCAAATGGTAAAGCATCTATTGGAGAAACAGGTATAACAACTGAAACAGGAAGTACATTACATATTCGTGGTCGCGATGGTTTCATCCGTGGTCTTCACGTAGGAGCTGTATTGTGTGATGATATGCCTGATGAATCTTCTTTATATTCAGATGAACAAAGAGAAAAACTTAAAGAACTTCTAAAAGGAACAATTGAACCTATCGTAGAGCCTTATGGATATTTTATTGTTTGTGGAACGCCATATTCTTCTGCACCAAATGAATTATATCAAGTATTAAAAGCTGATAAGCGATTTTACTGTTTTGAATATCCAGTTATATTTCCTGATGGTAGACCACTTGCTCCTGATAGATATACGTTTGATCAGATTCTTGCAAAGAGAGAGGAACTTGGAACAATCGTGTTTAATCGTGAGTATCTTGTAGTACCTATTAGCGATTCATCTACAATATTTCCATATGAATATTTGATGAGATCAACTGTAGGAATGGAAAACATAAGATTCGCTACTTCTATAGATGATTATCCTATAAAATTACAAAGAGTTCATATAGGTGTAGACTTTGCTGTTTCAGGTAATATTGGTGCAGACTACACTGTATATTCAGTTTGGGGTATTGATTCAATGAAGAATTATTATCTACTTACTTATTACAGACAAAAAGGAATGTCTCATAATGAGCAGATAGATAAGATTGTTCAACTTGATAGATTATTTAGACCTAATAAGATTGTATGTGAATCAAATGGATTCCAGTCCATATTATCTGCGTTAGCAAGAGAAAGAGGATTGAAAAACATTGAAACTTTTACTACGACCGAAGGAAATAAGAAGGATCTTTATACAGGATTACCAAGTCTTTCAGCAATGTTTGAAAGAGGTCAATTAAAATGTCCTTATGCTGTAGGAGAAACGAGACAAGCAGTTGACTTAATGTTTGGTGAATTCTCATCTATAACGTTTAAAAGTGATAATGGTAAACTTGAAGCTGCTTCGGGACACGACGATACCTGTATGAGCGTGTTCCTAAGTGTTAATTCTCTGAGAGAGTGTGAGAAAGAAGTTCAAGTAGGAATAAATTTGATTTGATATGGCTCAGAAATTAAGTGCCAATTTTATGGCAGAATTATTTAAGTTGATTTATTCAGATATTTCGTTAACAAGAATAGCTGTATGTAATTTGACTTATCAATTAATACCTAAAGAATGGCCAGGTTATAAGTATTTATTAAGAGAGGCTATCGAAATCTTTACAAAGAATGAAGTTGTACCTTCGCTTGGAGTAGTTTCTCAAAAATATATAGAAAATGATTCAGTTCAAGAAACAATTGCTGAAATTCAAAACGCAAATAAAGTTGATAGAGAGATTATAATAGATCAATTAGAATCATACATTAAAGATGTTGAATTTCAATTATTGTCTAAGAAAGTTCATGATTTATATGAAGAAAATAAAAAAGATGAAGCAATTAAAGTAAATCTTGAAGAAAGTCAACGAATACTTTCTATTTCTCTAAGACATGATGGAGGAAATTTTTCAAGAGTTTTCAATGGATTTGAAACTCGAATGAAAAACAGAAAGTGTGATTCAGAAGAAAACAAAGTTCCTGATCATATAACATTAGGTATCGATAGGTTAGACGCAATTTCTTATGGTGGAGCTTTGATAGAAGATACTGTGTTATGGATCATGAAAAGTGGTCAAGGTAAGTCTACGGTATTAAGACATCATGGAATGGCAGCAGCTTATGATGGACATCCTGTACTACATATACAATTAGAAGGTGGTGTAAAAGCTTGTCTTGATAAGTATGATCAATATTGGACAGGACAAGAATTTAATGATATTAGAAGTGGTTTTTTGAAACCTGAAGACCAAAAACAAATTATGAATGCATATAAAGCCATGAAAAATTATGGTGAAGATATAACGGTTTATGGTTTTGAAAAATTCGGTGAAGCTTCAATGGTAGAAGTTAGGAATATTGTTCTTGATTATCATAAAATTTATGGTTTTTATCCTCGAGTTTTAATTTTAGATTCACTTGATCTTGTAAAGACTGGTATTAATAGTACAATAGATAATAATCCTAATTTTAAGAAGGATAAACTTCAATCTTGTGCTCAGTTATTCAAAAATCTTTGTGTAGAATTTAAAATGGTTGGGATAACAGCAACACAAACAGGTAATGTACCTATTGAAATTTGGGATAATCCTGAAAAAGTAATTGATAGAAGTTATACAGAAGGAGATAGAACATTAGTAAAGCCGTTTTCATTCGTTTTTACAGGCAATACAACGAGAGAAGAAAAGAATAACTGTACTATGCGTATTTATATAGATAAATTACGTGATTTTAAAGAATCTCAATTAACTTTTCCAATAGCAACAAATTATGATAAAGGTAGATTTTATGACAAATCAAGAACCATACAATTATTCAGTAATGAAGATGAACGAAATTTCAATCATAAAAAATCTAAAGACAAAGTTGAAAAATTAAAAAGAGGTGAACGAAAAGTCAATACGATATAATTATGTTTAGAGTTGATAAAGATGAAATTATACAAGAACTTTCGTTAAGTCCTAATGGAAGCGCAGGTTGGTTGACTAATAAAGATGAAGTTTGTCCATTTTGTGGAAGAGGTGGTAAAAAATGGGGGATTCATTTTAATGAACTTGGTACAAATGCAGTGTTTTTTTGTTTTAAATGTGGTACTAAAACAACTTTAAAAAAGTTTCTTGAAAAGATTCGAAGATTAGATCTTGCTAAAATTGATTATGAAAATAGTGTAAAGGCATCAAAATTGACTCCTCTTGTTAAAGAAGACGATGAAGAAGAAACAAGTTTTGATTTAGATGAATGTGAACTTCCTAAGAAACTCGAGTATATAAAAAGTAATGAGTATCTAAACAATCGTGGATTTAAGAAAAGATATTACAAACAATTTAAACCAGCTATAACGAATTTTTTTCTTGAAAGAAAGCTACATGATAAGTTCATTTTTCAATTTACTATGAAAAATAAAACTGTAGCTTGGTTAGCACGTTCTAAAAAAAGTAAAGAGTGGCATGAACAGAATTTGAAAGAATTTAAAGAGGGAAAATCGAAACTTGTTCTTAGATATGAAAATTCTAAAGACGGATTTGCCAATGTTGTAGGTGGTTATGATTTAATAACAGACAATACAGATACTATTATTATAGTAGAAGGGATGTTTGATTATATTTCCGTAGATGATAAATTACATCTATATGAAAGCGAAGAGATAAAGTGTGTATTTACATTTGGTAATAATATAGGAAATAATCAAATCTCACTATTGAGACAAAAGAAAAGTGTTCGAAATATAATCTTAATGTACGATCCTGATAAACCTGAAATGATAAAGACTGCAGCATTGACTTTGCAAAAATATTTTAATGTTACAATAGCAGAATTAAAAGATAAGAAAAAAGATCCAGGAGATGCGACTCAAGAAGAATTACTTGAAGCATTAGATAATGTTATAGAACCTATAAATTTTTATACAAAATTTTTCGTTTAATTGTTGGACCACGTGGTCAAAAGGAGTATCTTTAGGCATTGAAAGAAAGGAAATGTTAAACAATTAAAAATTAAAGATTATAAAGACAATTAAAATTAGGACATTTGAAAAAGTTATGGTACCTGTAATGAGAAATGGCAAACCGACTAAGAAAACTAAAGCAGAATGGAGACCTATTTTAGTTGATATCGAAATGGATTGTATTGAATACGAAGGTCACTTAATATATTTCGATCCTAATAAAAATATATCTTGTGCTTATAAAGAAAATGGTGAAGCATTAACAGGAGAATTTAAATATGGTTCATACGGAACTGCTTTGCATAAAGAAGTTTTATGTATAAAAAATAACAAACTTATTACTTCATCATTAGGATATTCAGGATCAACAACTAAAGGTTGGGGTGGAAGATTAGTTAAAATCAATTGGTAAAGATATTTAAGGGTTACTTAAATGTAACCCTTTTTCCATATTAAAAATATAATTTGTAATTTTACAAGAAAATTTTTGAATATGGAAAAGACAAGAGAATTATCAAAAGAAGATTTTCTTAGAATTCTTCAATTGGAATATTTTAGTTATAAATTAAGAGCATTGATATATGAACAAGCTGAATTCAAGAAAATAAATAATGATGTAGCAAATAAGAAGAAGTTTAAAATTATAGAATTATCAGAAAAGTTCTCGTTAAGTTGTATTTTTGATTCTGATGAACAATTTAAATCATTTTATGAAAATGAGTTTCTAAATAAAGAAGGATTACCTTCATTTCAATATTCACCTAAGAATCAGAAGACTAAATATTGGGACAAATTTTATCTTTTAAAACCTGGTGAAACAGTGATATTTGACAATATTGAATATAAGATCAAGAACAATTATCCCATTTATGATTCTATCAAGATTTATAAAAATGGAAAGAAGACATTTGTTCCATATATTTATGTAAAAATTAAACTGTTGCACACCATTTCGATAGATGCTTTAAAGTAAAGTAGTATCTTTAGACAAAATAATTAAACGAATTAAAATTATGCAGATTAGAAAATTATTTAAAGTTGAAGGAGCACATATTGTACGCAATTGTTCAACAAATCGTTGTCGAAAAAGTATTCATGGTCATTCAGCAATCATTGAAGTATTCTTAACTTCAGACAAACTTGATAATGGAGGAATGATTGTAGATTTTTCTTTGATTAAGAAAAATATAGGACAATGGATCGATTCTTTTGATCATTGTATGCTGATTTGGAATAAAGACAAGGAAGAATATAAGAACGATATGAAAAAATGGTGTGATCGTTGGATTGAACTTCCTATAAGTCCTTCTGCTGAAAATCTTGCATTGTATATTTGTTATATGATTAATGCAATGATTAAAGCAACAGAATTTAATAATGGCGAAGGGAATGTAAAGTGCAGTAAGGTAATTTATCATGAAACTGCAACAGGTTATGCTGAAGCAACAATAAATGATTTTGATTTACTTCCTGTAGATTTATCTGCAGCTTATTCTGTTGGTGTATTAAATGATTGGTCAGAAGAACTGCATAGTTTCTTTCGTCATACTAAAGAATCTGATGGAAAATATTTTATTAATCCTAAAATAGAAAAACAATGTTAAGAAAACTTGATTATGAGAAGAAGCAACCTATTATAGAACTATTTAATTCAATTCAAGGTGAATCAGTTGAAGCAGGAACGCCGACAATTTTTGTTAGAATGTCTGGTTGTAATTTACGTTGTTGTTTTGATAATAGTATTTGCGATACCGCTTATTCCAGCTTTTCTCCTGAAAAGAATAAATTCACATATAAAGATGTTGAGGATATCATTGAAAAATATCCATTAACAACTACTTTATGCATAAGTGGTGGGGAACCATGTTTAAATCAAGAGGTTCTTTTTGATTTGATTCAGATTGGAGAAGATTATAATATGGATATTTCAATTGAAACAAATGGTTCTATAGTTGTAGACGAAAAACTTTTGAAGAGAATTGATTTAGCGAATATTTCGCCAAAATTATCTTCTTCTGAACCTACTAATGAAAAATTGAAAAAATTTGGATTAAGTTGGACACCAAGTTTGAAAAAACATGCCTCATCAAGATACAATAAGGAAGCTTTGTGGAACTTAATTGAATACACAAAAGACTATAGGTTAAAATATGTTGTAGGTTGTCGAGAAGATTTTAAAGAAATTGAAAGTCAAATTAAGGATTTAATAGATTTTGATATTGAAAGAAAATGTCGAAAACGTTATCCAACAGATTTTGACGGTCAAGAGCTTTGGTATGATAATAGATTTATTAATCCGTGGAATATTGTTTTAATGCCGGCTGGAAGCTCGAACAATGAACTAAATCAAAATCGAAAAATGGTAGCAGAATATTGTGCTGAACATGGATATCACTATTCAGATAGATTACAAATTGTTATTTGGGAAAAAGAAAGGAATAAATAATATGGATTTAGAAAGATTTTATGATGAAAAATTTTTACCTACACAAGAGTATTTAGATTCGATGCCTGATCTTCAAAATGGAGAATTTCATAGCGTTGAAATTGAAAAAGTAGGGATAAGTGGTTTTAAATTACCTCTTAAAATTAAAACTCGGAATGGTGAATTTATAGAAGTTGAAGCTACTATTGTAGGAACAGTTTCTTTAGAAGGAGAAAAAAAGGGGATTAATATGTCTCGAATTCTTAGAACTTTTTATAAAAATAGAGAATATGTTTTTGATATTGATAAATTAACTGATATATTAAAGCAGTATCAAAAAGATCTTGGTTCTTACGAAGCTCAAATTTTAATCAGTTTTAATTATAGATTATGGATAGAAAGTCTTCGATCAAGAGACAAAGATGGAAATAAAAATGGAGGTTGGCAATATTATAAAACTTGTTTTGATGTTTCAATTGATTCACAAGGAATTATAAATAAAGTTATTCATTTTGATTTTGTTTATTCTTCAGCTTGTCCTTGTTCAACTGAATTATCAATACATGCAGCAGAAACAAGAGGAATTTATGCTATTCCGCATTCACAACGAAGTGTAGCAAGAATTTCAATTTTATTTAATTCTATTGTTTGGATTGAAGATCTCCATGATTTATGTAAGAAAGTTTTAAAAACTGAGACTTTAGTTTTTTGTAAACGAGAGGATGAACAAGCATTTGCAGAAATGAACGGAGCTAATGTTAAATTTGTTGAAGATGCTGCACGATTACTTTATTCAGAATTATTGAAAAATAAAAATATTATTGAATTTAAAATTATTCTCTCTCATAATGAATCATTACATAATCATAACGCTATTTCGTTAATTTTGAGTGATAATAATAAATTTTTTGATTCCAAAGTTTCTATAGCAGAACTGCAATCTTTAGTGTATTAATGAAAAATGAATTTGTATACCCTAAATTAGGAGATAAATATTGGAAATGGACTATAATAGAGATAATTCCAGGTGGGCAAGTTAAAGTTCAATGTGAATGTGGAGAAATTGTGACAAAAAGATTTTATGATTTAAGAACAGGTTCTTCAAAACAATGTTTAAAATGTAGATACGGTTCTGAAGTTGCTAAAAGAAAACAAAAGCCAAAACATTGGACTGTTGTTGAAAGTGGAATGAAATTTGGTGAATGGACATTAATCGATAAAAACGATTATAGACTTTTTGGATCTATGAAAGAAAGATCTTATAGAGTAAAATGTAGTTGTGGAGAAGAAAAATACGTTAGAATAACTTTTTTAACAGGACATAGAAGTACTTGTTGTGAAAATTGTAGATTAAATAAAGGTAGTAAGAAAATTGGATTTTTAAATCATTCTGTTATTAGAAGAGCAAAAGAAGGGGCGATTGCAAGGAATATAGAATGGAATGTGTCAGACGAATATCTTGCTAATTTACTTGAGAAACAGAAATTGAAATGTGCGTTATCAGGAGTTGATTTATGTGTTTCAAATTATAGTATAGGCTGTAAAAGAGGTAGAGCTGAAACAACGATTTCGTTAGATAGAATTGATTCAACAAAAGGATATATTGAAGGTAACGTCCAATGGGTTCATAAGAGCGTAAATATTATGAAATCAACTTTAACGCAAGAACAATTTATAAATTTTTGCAAATTAGTAGCAGAAAATAATAAATAATTAATCATAAATAAAATTAGTAAATTATGACTTACAAAGAGTATGAAGTAAAAGCAATCACTACTAAGTGTTATGCTGATGAAGTAGCAATTCCTTACGTTGTAATAGGATTGAATGGAGAAATTGGCGAACTTTGTGAAAAGATCGAACAAGAAACCAAAGAAGATTTGATTGTCAAAGAACTGGGAGATATCTTTTGGTATATGGCTGGAATTCGGGTTGAACTTAATCTCCAAATTGAAGACGATTGGAATTGGTTGTTAAAACCGGAATATGCTACAAACGTTCTTCAACTTTTATCTGAAGCAGGTAAAATTAATGAACAAGTTAAGAAGTTTTTACGTGATGATTGGAAAACTGGAGAAGAGATTGCTTTTCCTGAAGAAAGAAGAAAGGTTATTGAAAAAGCGTGGAAAAACATTTGGCTTCAGCTTAATGCGATTTGTGATTCAATGCATATCTCTATCGAAGAGGTAGCTCGTATCAATAATGAAAAACTTGCTTCACGTAAAGAAAGAAATGTTATTCATGGATCAGGTGATGAACGTTAAAGTTAATTTTGTCGGTGCCCAAGGTACCGGCAAAACAACACTATTAGAAGCTGCAAGAAAAGACGAAGCTTTTAAAGATTTTCAATTTTGTACAGAGATAGTAAGAGATCTTGTAAAAAAGAAAAATCTTTCTATTAACGAATCGGGAAATGCGAAATCTCAAAAAGTATTTTTTGATGTTTATAATAAAATTCTAAATAAAAATGGTTATATAAGCGATAGGTGTATTATTGATGTACATGCTTATACAAATTATCTTTATGATTATAAACCGATTGAAAACGAGAAAGAACTTCAATCCCTCTATAAAGAAATTCTTCGTGAAAATTCTATTTTGAAATCTTTAAATAAAGATTCTTTTGGTATAATTATTTACTTTCCAATAGAATTTGAACTTGTAGATGATGGTATTCGATCTTTAAATGTTTATTTTCAAGAATATATTGATCAGTATATTGTAAATACTTTGAATAAATATCAATTGCCATTTTATACAATTAGAGGTTCCGTAGAACAGAGACTTAAACAATTAAAAGAGATAACATTTTCTCATGTCCAAATGTTGCAACGTAATGAGAAAATGTAGACCTTTAGGTCATCAAAAGAAACAAATTTATTAATTCGTAAAATTTAAAATTATGGCAGAATCATTGTTAACACTTCGTAAAAAAGCTAACGAACTTGGTATTCAGAATTATGCAAAGTATTCTAAAGAAGAACTTGCAAAATTGATTGAACAAAAAGAAGCAGGTATAGAAACCTATACAGATCCTGAGTACATTGCTTCTGATGAAGATGTAGCAAAAGAAGAAAAAACGGTAGAAGAACATACAGAATCTGTTAGTAAAAACGCTGAAGAACCTCGTCCTGAAGATGAGAAAAAGCGTAAAGAAACCAAGAAAGCTGAAAAGATTGTTGCAAAAACTGTGAAGAAAGAAAAGAAACAGCCGAAAGAGAAAAAAGAAAAACAACCAAGAGTTCCGAAAACAGTTCTCAATGTTAAACCTAAATCTGAAACTAAACCTGAAGGCATGAAAGATCTTTCTTCTCAGATTTATGATGAACTATTGAAGAATGACGGACGTTCTTTCTATCAAATTGCTAAAGCATTATCTACCTATTATACAGTTGTAAAGCATGTGTGTGATAAACATTTTGATGTAGTGTCAGAATAATATTCAGTTCTTTTTTTAGTTGATAGAGGAGGGTCAGAGAATAAATATGTTTCTGGCCCTTTTTAATTAAATTCGTATATGAAAGAATTATATAAAGAATTAATTCAATATCTTAATGACAATTTTATAGATTACAAAGAATTAGGAGATTATGTCATTGAGATAAATAATCAAACGTATGAACTATTTGAACCTATAGAATGGGAAGAAGGTAAGAGAGTTCTTTTTGATGAAGATTTTCATTGGGCATGTGATAGAACTGATTATGATAATTACATTTTTAGTTTTGGTAGTATTTGGTATTCTCTTAAAAAGGGAGATGAATTGCAAGTAAAATTAAATCCTATAAAATGGTTAGGTAAAGCTAAACTTGAAGATGAAGAATTTTATATAGATACTTATCTTGGGATTCATGGTCCTCTTGAATTATTAAATAGTGTAGGTCTCTATAAGAAATGGTGTGAGAAAGCTAAATTCTTAGGAATCACGAGTCTCGGTATCTGTGAAAAAGGAACATTGGCAGGCTGTATGAAATTTCAAAATGCTTGTCAAAAAGCAGGATTACGTTCTATTCAAGGAATGGAGATCATAATTGTAGACGAGAAAAAAGATTTGAAGTACACTATTAAAGCATTTGTAAAAAATCAAATAGGTTGGCAGAACCTTCTAAAATTAAATGAAATAATAAATACAAATGATAAAGCCTTTGTTACACAAGAAGATATTGAAGATTGTTATGATGGATTAGTTTTAATTTGGGATCCTAAATCAATAGAATATAGAAATATACCTACAAATCTAAAAGAAATAGTACCTTATTATCAACTTGATACAACTGTATTTGAAAAAGAAGAAAAGGATATAGATTATTTAAACAATTTAAAAAGATTCTTTTTAAGTGAATTCGAACCTATTGCAATGTGTGACGCTTATTATATAGAGAAAGAATGGTATCCTATTAAAAAGAAGTTAAATTCTATTGGTAAGATAATTGCACATGAAAGTAAAAATCAATATTTCAAAAATTATCAAGAATATTTTGAAGAATTAAGTTATTTATTTGGCAATGATGAAAAATTCTTTTCTACATGGGAAAGAGCTGTTTCAAATCTAAAAGAAGTGTCGTTTGAATGCAATTTTGTAATTGAAACACAAATACGGCACATGCCTGTTTATCACATGACTGACGAAGAAGCTCTTCAATACGAAACTAATATCGATATGTTTGAAGATTTGATATTTAAAGGTATTGAAGATCATCCCGAACTTCTTGAGAAATATTCAGATGAAGTCATTCAAGAACGACTTGAAAGAGAAATGAAAGTAATTGAAGAAGGTGATGTAGTCGATTATTTTTTAATGTTGAGAGATATCGTCAATTGGTGTAAGAAGGAAGATATACTTTTAGGGGCTGGTAGAGGGTCAGCTTGTGGGAGTCTCATTTCTTATCTATTGGAACTTAATTATATTAATCCTCTTGAATACGATCTTCTATTTGAACGCTTCCTAACAACAGGTCGCTTGATACGTCACGATAAAGTTGAAGAGGTAGTTATAAACGAAAATAGTTCCTCACCTATTTGTATCAAATCTACTGATTTTGTGCGAATTTTACGTAATAAAGAAAAGATGATTGTTAAGGCTGGTGAATTACAAGAAGATGATGAATTGATGGATTATAACGAATAAACATATAAAGAAAAATGAAAAATTTTATATAAAGTATGAAAGCTAATTTTGAGACGGGATTGAAGATTTGCAGTCATTGTAAACGAGAACTTTCACTTGATCATTTTAACAAATGTAAGAGCTGTTCAGATGGATTAGAAGCTCAGTGTAAAGATTGCAAGAAAGAATATACTAAATTGTATTTAAAATCTGAAAATCGAAAGAAAAGCGATAAACTTTATTATCAAAATCACAAAGAAGTGATATTAGAGAGGGGAAGAGAAAATAAAGAAAGACGGTCTTTATATGATAAAGATTATTACGAAAAGAATAAAGAGAAGAGAATTTTACAATCGAATTTATATTTAAAATCAGATCAAGGTCGATTAAAAAGATCGATTAATAGTCGAAGAAGGAGAAAGGAAGATTTGAATTTTAAATTAGCTCACCTTTTGAGAAACGGATTGAGAACGAGATTAAATGGATCGAAGAAAAACAGTACATTTGATTTAATTGGTTGTTCTCTTGATGAACTGAAAGTTCATCTCGAACAACAATTCGAGCCTGGAATGACGTGGGAGAATTATGGTGGAAAAGATGGTTGGCAGATTGATCATATTGTTCCTATATCTTACTTTGATCTGACTAAAGAAGAAAATCAACGTATCTGTCTTAATTACAGAAATCTACAGCCGTTATGGAAAGTTGATAATATTAAAAAATCAAATAAGGTTCCTGACAACGTTGAAGAATTGGTTGAATTTTTAAAACAAGAAATAAATAATGATAACAATTAAAGATTTAAGAAAGGAGATCCGGGAGACTACGTCATTAGGTAGTCTCCCGGACTAAGTGAAATCGATTCGGATTTTTCGTCTGAAGGACGAGAAAAAGTAAAGAAATACATGGAGAGTCGATTTGGCGAAACACAAGTCGTTTCTCTTGGAACTTATGGTACATTAAAACTTAAAGCTGCCATTACAGACCTTGCTCGCTGTCACAACTTACCTATTGGAATAGTAAGACGATTTACAGCAAAATTAAGAGATGAAGAAGGGATGGAAAGTGCAGAGGATTTCTTTAGAGTTATTTGTAAGGATAAAGAAATGAGAGAATTCGTCAAAGATAATACAGAACTTTTTGATGATATGATGATTATCCTTAATATACCAAAGACATCTTCTATTCATGCTTGTGGTACAGTAGTATTACCTGATGAGAAAACCTCTGCTCAATGGACTCCTATCAAGAAACAACAAGGTTTAATGGTTACACAATGGGAAGGTTCAGAAATTGAAGATGCTGGATTTTTGAAAGAAGATATATTAGGTATTAGACAATTATCACAATTATCTGATATACTTGATTTGATTTATAAAAATCACGGTATAAAACTTGATTTATATAAAGATATTCCTTTAGATGATAGAATAGTCTTTGAATATATAAAGAAAGGATTTTTATCGAATATTTTCCACTTCGGTGCAAAAGGACTTTCATCTTATTGTGTTCAGATGCAGCCTGAGAGTCTTGATGAGATGGGAATATGTGCAGCTTTATATCGTCCTGGACCTATTGAAAATAATTTTCACAACGAATACATTCTTGCTAAGAAAGGAGAAATTGATAAAGAAGCACCAATAGGTGCAGAAAAAGTTTTATCAAAGTCAAAAAACTTTATAGTGTACCAAGAAGATATAATGCGTCTCTGTCAGTATCTTGCTGATTTTGACTTAGAAACAACAGATGGTGTCAGAAAAAGTGTAGGAAAAAAAGATGTAAAAAAACTTCAATCGTATGAAGAAAAGTTTGTAAAAGGTTATATCAATAAATTTGGTGTAGAAGAATCTTATGCAAAAGAACTTTGGGATCAAATGGTAAAATTTGGTGCTTATGCATTTAATAAATGTATAAGTGGAAAGGAAAGGTTTTATAGACATAGCAATACTACTTCTTTTAAACCAACTATCGAAGAAATGTATTTGATAAAAAATGACTTGTCTTATGCTATAGCAACAAATCACAAAAGTCTTCATTCTAAATATAAGAGAAATGGATACGGTTGTGTTTGGGTTCTTGATAAAGATAAGAGAATAAGAATTTCAAAAATTAAAGATATAACTTTTGCTGGAATTCGACAAACTTATAAAATAACATTAGAAAATGGAGCAACTATTTCTACGACCGATAATCATAAATTTCCTACACAAAGAGGAAAAATTCTATTGAAAGATTTAAAAGTTGGCGAAGATAGTTTGTATTTTAACGAAGGTTATATTCAAGAAGATTGTTCTTTTAATTTTACTGATAAAGGAAGAGTAAATGATAGAGTTAAAGGTACTCGTTATCATTACGAATTAAATTCAGAAAAAGGTAAAGAAGGATTCCAGAAAAAAGAAACATCTTACACTAAGTTTCGAGATAATCAAATTTATCTTCGCAAAAACATAACAAAATGTCAAATATGTGGTAAAAAACATAATAGATTAGAAGTCCATCATCTTGACGGTGATCATGGAAATAATGAAATTAATAATTTGTGTTTAGTTTGTCCTTCTTGTCATAAGAAAGAACATTATAGAAATCATGATCGTAATAAAATAGGTGAAAAAGGATTGTTTAGTTCATTACAGAAAATCGTATCAATAGAACCTGATATGATTGAAAATGTTTATGATGTTGAAATTGATCATCCTGAACATAATTTTGTAACAGATAAAGGTATTGTAACCTGCAATTCCCATGCAATCGCTTATTCGCGAAATGGATATAATTGCCTTTGGTTGAAAGTGCATTATCCTATTGAGTTTTGGTCTGTAACATTCTCCTATGCTGAAAGTAAAGATTATCCTTTTTATGTTAATGAAATTCAGAAATCAGGTAACATTGAACTTCGTACTGTAGATATAAATAAGTCTGATATAAATATTGTTTCAGATGTCAAAACAGGAAGTATGTATTGGGCCTTAAATTCAGTTAAACAATGTGGTGAAAAAGCTCAAGAATTTATTTCAAAGGAAAGACATGAGAATGGAGAATTCTTTTCACTTGATGAATTTATAGATAGATGTGTAATAAAAGGATCTCCTGTAAACAAATCTGTTATTGAAAATCTCATCTATAGTGGTGCGTTTGATAAATTGGAGAATATAGAACATCCTCATGAAAGATTGAAATTGATTGAATCCTATCGAGAAAATAAGAAAGTGAAGATTCTTGAAGATAAAGATCTTTTGACTAATATTATTAAAGCTCGTAAAGAGAAAAATGATTGGTGGTGGACTTTACAACAAAAGAAGGTATCAGGACTTGCATTTTTTGATTATGAATATCTTGTAAGAAATTATCATATTCCTCAACTTTATGATGATGAACATGATTTCTACGATATTAGTCAAGTTAAATATTGGACAGGTACTACAAAATATCGCTTAGCTTCTATAGGTGGATATGTTGTAGATTTAGTAGAGAGAAAATCTAAGAAAGGTCTTTTTGCTACTATAACATTAGAAAGTAATTATGATTTTATAAACGTCTATGTATTTCCTGAATTATTTGAAGAAGTTGCAGAATCATTAAGAAATAGTAAGGGGAATATTTTACTTCTTAATGGTTATATTCAATGGGACAAGTTTAGACAGGAATATGTTTTACAGACGACAATAAATTCGTTATTTACTGTTTTAACATAAGGTACATTATTTAGATAATAAGGATACTTATAAGGTATGGTTTATGTTGTATAAAACGAATAAAAACCATACCTTTACATAAAAATAAAGAAGATATGAAACTTATTATTGAACAAGAAGACAAAACAATCGTACTTATATCACCTGATGTAGATGAAGAGATTTATCTTGAAAATATCACATCAATCAATTATTCTAATTTGTATGGTGAAGTAGTTACAATACCTGCATTATTGAATAAAATAGGACAATGGAAAGCAGATTACGAAAGAAAAGCGAGAGAAGCAAAACTTTATTGTGATGTTTATGTATCTGAATTGAAAAGACAATATAGAAGAGAAGCTGCTAACAATAATGGTAAAGTTACTATTGATGAAGAAGAATTTAAATTGACTGAAAAAGGACTTGATGAATTAGTTTTGCTTAATGATAAATATCAAGAATATTTAATGGAGCAAATAGAAATTGAATCAAAAAGAGATAAATTAGATGCATTATGGTGGGCAATAAAAAGTAAAGATCAGAAATTGAATAATTTGTTACCTAAAGTAACACCTAAAGAATTTGTGAACGAATTAATCGAAGGTAAAATAAATTCATTTACTATTATAAAACCTGAATTATGAAGATAAAATTAACTGAGAATTTTTTTATTAGTCAATGTATTCATGCACCGTTTAATTGGGATTTGATTAAAATATCTTATGGTAATAGAAATGGCGAAGAGAATGTTGAAGTTGAAAAACCTGTTGCATTTGGTATGTCCTTACAACATCTTATGAATAAAATTGGAGATTATGAGATTTTTGAAACTAAGAAGGAATTTGAAACATTTGAAAAATATATAGAAGAGTATAAGAAGATTAATGAAGAAGTTTTAAAACAATTGAAAAGTATTAAATTAAAGTAAGTATTAATTTTAAATTTTATTATTATGAGTTTTGATCGTTCAAAGTACAAGAAACAAGTTAGTATTGATGAAGTAGATGATGATTTGAAAAAAGCGCAAGCCACAATGAAAAATCCTGCATTTGGGAATCAAGGTGGTAGAGCAAGTTTTTATACAGTAAATAAAGAAGGTCGTTATGAATTAAGAGTTTTACCTTCAGTAAAAGGTGAAAAACCTTATATTTCACGTAAAGTTGCAAAACTTCCTATTGAATGTCCTATCTATGATAAAGATGGAAAAGATACAGGTAAAAAAGAGGTAAGACAAAAGGATGTCTTTACATCTGATGTTCATAGTGATAAAATGGGCGGCAAAGATGCTGTAATGATTTATATCGATTTTGTCTATGCACTTGCGAATGATATTCAAGATTCAGATGAGAAAAAGAAATTTTTAGCACCTATAACAGGTTATTTCAATAGACAAAAACAATGGGTTTGGGGTGTTAGTCCAAATTTGAATTATGTTTGTTATGTTTATGTTGAAGATGAAATTCACCGTTTTGATGTACGTCCACAATGGTGGAAGAAAATGAAAAACATTTCTCTCGAAAGATCTAATGATAATGTAATTAATATAGATATTTTTTCAGATTGTGATGAAGGTTATCCTTTGATTATTAATACAACTTTAAATGAAAAAGGTAAGTCACAATTTGATATTTCATGCGGATTACCTGATGCTTCTAAACGTGAAAGTTGGGATGATTTCTTCTTGAGAACAAGAGTTCCTGATAATATTTTGCAAGAACTCGAAGAATTACCTTCTTTGGAAGATCAGTATAAAGATGTCTTTTCAAGAAAAGATTGGGATATGCAAATTGAAGGTCTTGAAAGATTTGATAAACAAAATGGTTTTGAAATCTTTCAAAATGATGAATTTTTGAACGCTCTTGAAGAACTTGAAAAACTTGTCCCTGAAGATGATGAAGTCAAACAAGTTGCAAAAATTCCTTCTAAGAAGAAAGAAGAACCTAAACAAACCTCTACCCCCACAACATCTTATCCGCCGTTGATTAAGATGAAGGCTGAGCTTAATGATTATATTGAAGCAGAATACGAAGGTACTGAAAAACTTCCTAATCTTTCTGTTACAGAATTACGAAAATGGTACGATATGATGAAAGAAGGAATGATGTTACCATTTGACGATTATCGTGAAAGTGAAGAAAATGATGATTCGAATGAATCTGAAGAAAAAAGTCCAATAAACGAAGATCGTGCTTCATCTAAAACTTCTCAATCTGTTCAAGATAGATTAGCAGGTTTAAGAAATAGAATGAAGAAATAGTATTAATGGGAGGAAGAAATTCCTCCCTTAAAAAGTTTCGTATGAAAATAGATGTTAAAACTTGTTTAGTTGTATCGTTAGCTTTATTAGTCGTATGTTTAATTTGGGATAATTTACATTATAAAAAACAATTAAAAACGATTTCAAATGAAGTTGAATTCTACATTGATTCTTTAAATCGTTATACTAAGATATATTCTTCAAAAAGTTTTTCTCAATTGAAAAAAGAAAATAAAGAACTTTATTCTCAATTACGAGATAAAGAGGATCTTGTAGAAGCAATTAAATTTGAATATAAATATAAATACGAAGGGAAAGAGCAATTAGTTGATAAATCTATTCAGACGGATTCGTGTTATATTTTCCAGGAAAAGACAGATACAATAAGTTATGATCTTGAGATATGGGCGACTCATATTCAAAAATATAAGATTAATTTTAATCTTACAAACGAGTTTCTTATAACAAGACAACAAGTAGACAATCAAAATAAGATTGAGATAAATTCTCAATTACCTGGTAAAATTCAAGATGTAACAGTTTGGACTAAACCTATAAAGAAGAAAAGATTTGGAGTAGGTATATCAATTGGAGCTGGATACGGTTTAATTACAAAGAAACCAGATATATTTATTGGAGTAACAGGAACTTATTTAATTTGGTAAAATTATGTTTGTACAAATAGGAAATCAAAGAATTAAAATTTCGTCAATTGGACGCTATCGTGATATGGGTTTTAGTCAATCCAAGAAACAGTATAGAGTTGAAATAAAGATTTCAAACGTTTGGGAAAATTTTTATTTTAATACAGAGAAAGAAAAGAATGATATATTATCAGGATTAGATAATGTTTTAAAAGTTAGTTCGTTATGAAACCACTCACAATGATTTTTACAGATATTCATTTAAAAGAATCTAATTATCAAGAAATTGAAGAATTATTGATAAAACAAGGTATTGATATCTGTAAAACTAACAATTTAAAACAATGTTTTTGTCTTGGTGATGTTTTTGATTCAAGAATAAGTCAAAAACAAGTTGTTCTATCTTCTTGGGATAAGATTTTAGATCATTACGATAAAGCTGGTATAGAATTGATTTGTATTAGAGGAAATCACGATTCATCAGATTATAAAAGTTCAGATTCTTTTCTTAAACCATTTAAACATCATCCTAATTTTAAACTCATTGATGATATAGATATTGTTAGAATAGGAGATATTTTATTTGGATGTATTGCTTATTATGATGAAGATATTTGGGTAGAAAGATTTGATGAACTTGTTGAGTGTATTCAAGATGAAAAGGATAGTAAAGATAAACTTGTTTGTTTAGGACATATTGCTATAACAGGAAGTAAGAATCTTGGTCATGTAACAGAAAATAGATTAAGTCTAAAGACATTTGATGATTTTGATATGACTTTTCAAGGTCATTTTCACGATTATCAAGAAGTTGGAGAAAAATTCGTTCATCTTGGATCATTGACTCAAAATAATTTTGGTGAAGACGAAAATAAAGGATTTTGGATCATTTACGATGATTTGACTTATGATCTGATTCCTTCGAAAGGAAAGAAATTTAGAAAGATTGTTATTGATTTAAGTGTAACGACTCTCAAACAAGTTAATAAGATTGTTAAAATGTTTAAAGATGAAAATTCTGATAATCTTCTGAGAGTAGAATTTAAAGGTAATCAAGATGAGCTCAAATCTATTGATAAGAAAGTTTATACAGAACTTGGCATCGATGTAAAGATGAAAGCTAAAGAAATTGAAGAGATTCCAGAAGAAGCGGAAGTATCTGAAATTAAAACTCTTACTAATTCTGATATTATCAATAAGTTTAAGATTTTTTGTGAACAGAATGATTATTCTTATGAAAAAGGATTAACTATTTTAGAACAAGTATTATAATTATGGCATTAGATAAATTTTTATCAACTATTGAAAAAAGATTAGGACAAGGTATTGTTGTGACGAAGAAAATAGAAGTGGAAACAATTTCGTCAGGATCTTTAGCTTTTGACGAAGTTCTTGGAGGAGGTTTTGCAAATGCTCGTATACATGAGATATATGGACCACCATCATCAGGGAAGTCAACTGCTGCATTACATTTATGTAAGGAAGTGCAAAAAAGAGGTAAAGCTGTATTTTATGTTGATACAGAACAATCTTTAGATCTTGAATATGCTAAGAAAATAGGACTTGATTTAGATCAAAATAAATTTCTACTTTCTCAACCTGATACTGCAGAAAGTGCACTTGAAGCTGTTCGTTTAGGATTAGAAGAACCTGAGATAGGCATTGTTGTTCTTGATTCAGTAGCAGGTCTTGTTCCTCAATGTGTAATTGAAGGTGATGTTGGTGATGCTAAGATTGGATTGATTGCTCGATTAATGTCTGCACAATTAGGAATTTTCAAGAATATATGTAATAAGAATAGAAACATTCTATTATGTATTAATCAAGTGAGACAAAAAATTAATGGAGGTTTTGGTTTTGGACCTACAACAACAACTCCTGGTGGTGAAGCTCTTAAATTTTATTCTACACAAAGAGTCGAGTTTGCTCGAATCAGTACAGATAAAAGTGGAGATATAGCAGTAGCTAATAAGACTAAAATTAAGATAGTTAAAAATAAGATAGCTCCTCCATTAAGAACATGTGAAGTAATGTTGAGATTTGGAGTCGGATTTGATATAGTTCAAGAAACAGTAGAACTTGCTGTAAAACTTGGTTTGTGTCAGAAAAAAGGAGCTTGGTTCTATTATGGTGATGATTATCGATTAGGACAAGGAATGGATAATGTTAGAGAAGCTTTATTACAAGATAAAGAATTGTTTGATGAAATTAATGAATCTGTTAAAGAAAAGATGTTATGTATCCAAGAAGATTAGTATTAAAGAATTTTGGTCCATTTGAATCTCTTGATTATGATTTTGTACATAAACCTATTGCTGTAATAGGAGAGAATAGAACTCAGGATGACCAACTCTCAAATGGTGGGGGCAAGTCATTTTTTGGTCAAGGTTTATTTTATGGTATTTACGGTGTTAATTTACGTGGAAATGTAGATAAAAAGTTGATTCGATATGGATTTGATGTAGCTTATACTTGTGTTCAAATATATTGTCCTATACGTAAACAAACTCTATCTATAGAAAGAGAAATACGTATAAAAGGTTCGTCTACATTAAGATTATCTTTGATTGATGAAAATGAAAAGGTTACACCAGTAAATTGTGCTACAGTTCTTGATGGAAATAGATATGTATCTAATTGGATTGAAATTTCTGCAGAAGATGCTAAATCTTATTATATTGTAACAAAAGATAATTATAATTCTTTCTTTAAAGCATCTAATACTGAAAAATTGGCTCTTATAAGTCGTTTTATCAATTTTTCAAAGATTGATAAAACGAAGGATGTTATTATAGAAAAAATTGATGAAATAACTGAAGAAAAACGTTCATTAGAAGATGAAAAATCTTTATTGACAGGCAAACTTTCTGTATATGAAGAACAATTAGAACAAGAAAATTCTAAAGATCAAGAAGCTGAAAGAAACGAACGAATTGAAGAGATTCGACAAGAAATTCAGAAAATTGATCATAAGACTCAAGATTTGCAAATTTTATTAGGTTCTTATCAAAAGGATCTTGAGGATAAATTTAAAGAGAAAGAAGATCTTGAAAAAATAAAAGAAAAGGTTGAAAAAGAATTATCGTCTATTGATTTAAATAGATTTCAGGAAGTATATAGTGAAATTGATAAAGATTTAAATCAATATAAAGAAGATAAAAGGTCTACAGAAAAGGAAATTGATAAACATAATAACAGAATAAGGGAATTAAAATCAACTCTTAATTCTATAGATAACATCTTGTCAGGTGTAATTGTTTGTCCTAAATGTCATCATGAATTTCTTCTTAAATGTGATAAAAATATTGATGAATTAAAAGAAGAAAAAGATAAATGTAATAATTCTATTGAAAAAGAAGAAGAAGGAAAGGATGAATGTAATCAAATTGTAATAGATTTAGATGAGGTTATAAAAGAATATAACTCTCTAAGAAAGGAGACTGAAAATGAAGAAAACTCTATATTACAATCACAACGATCAATTAAAAATAAATTAAATACCGTAATTCAATCAATTGATACTATTGATACACAAATTTTAAAATTGAATAAGAATTTAAAATCAGGTAAAGTTGAAATTGAATTAGCTTACGAGACGATAGAACATAAAGAAAAACTTATTCAAGAAATTTTAAAAGAACCATTAAAAGAAAAAGATACATCTAATATTGAAAAACGAATAGAAAGTATAAACAAATCTATTTCTAAAATTGCTTCAAAAATAGAAGACAAAACAAATGACATTTTTAATATAAATCAATGGACTCAACGTTTCAAAGATTTTAAAATGTATCTTGCAATGGAGCAGTTGAAGAATATACAATTTTCTGCTAATGATATTTTAAAGAAAATGGGTAGTGATTTAAGATTAATGATTGAAGGTTTTAAGAAAGGTGCAAACGGTAAACTTAAAGAAGAAATTACACCTTACATTTTTAGAGATGAAATGGAATTATTTACATTTTACTCTGAAGGTGAAAAAGCACGTTGTGAAATAGCACTTATACTTGCTCTTCAATCAATGATCAATACTACTAAGAAATATGGTGGAATGCAATTCTTACTTATAGACGAAATATTGGAAAGTGTAGATTCACTTGGTATTGAGAATATTACAACTTCTATAAGTTTCTTTAAGCAACCTATTCTTATAGTTACTCATGTACCAAAACTGAATGAAGAAATTAGTCAAATTCGTGTTATTAAAGAAAATGGAGTAAGTAGATTAGAAGTATGAAATATTATATAGGTATAGACCCCGGTGTTAAAGGTTGTATCTCGATTGTAGATGAAACTGGAAAATTCATAGAATCATTTTTTTTATTGAAAAATGCGAAAAATGTAGATGCAGTCGAAATAAGTAATACATTATTAAACCTTTCTAAGTATGAAGATAATTGTCATGTTATAATTGAGAATATACATGCAATTTTCGGTAGTTCAGCAAAAGGAACATTTAACTTTGGATTTATAGCAGGATTAATCGAAGGTGTTATTGCTACAATCGGGTTACCTTATACAAAAGTAAATCCCAAGATTTGGCAAAAGGAAATGTTTAGAGGAGTTAATGTGATAACAAAACCTTCTACAACAGGTAAAACTCAAGTTATTGATACAAAGAAAATGAGCTTCTTAGCTTCTCATAGAATTTTTCCTACTGTAGATCTTAGAAGAACAAATAAATGTAAGAATGAAGATGATAACTTTTCTGACAGTTTACTTATGGCTGAATATGGACGTAGAATGAATTTTTAAATAATAAAGTTATGATAGATATAAATGATTTATGGACTATAGTAGCAATGACTAAGAAGCAATTTCTTGTTATTGATTTTTTAGGTAAAATAAAAGTTTATCTTGTTGAGAGCTTTTCTCCAAAAACTCGTGATGTGTACTTTAATGAAGTTAGAGGGGCACAAGATGTGACTGATCTTGCAGAACACATGGTTTTTCAAATATCTCAGATGAATCCTATCTCTTTTGAAGAAAGAATTCAAGGTCGTTCAAAAAAGGATTTCAAATTTGGACATGATAATTATATGTGGTTAATTTCTGATAAAAAGAATGAGTATTAAAAATTGAAGATTATGTTATATTGGAAGTGTGAAAACGAAAAATGTAAAAATTTTGGAGAAGAGATTCTCGAAATAAATCCTATATTTAAATATACAGAAAATGGTACAGTTCCTATAAATATTCCTTATTGTAAATGTTGTGGACAACAAATGGGATATAGAGAGGAACTTCCTAAAAATGAAGGTGATATAAATATATCATTTATGTCTTTTAATTCAAAAAGTAACGAAGATAAAGCATCAGTATTAAAGAAACGTTACAAGGAAAATGCTAAAAAAGAAGGTGTAGAAGATAAAATAAGATACAAAAGAGAACAAATGACTAAGCAATTTTTTGGTGAATAATCTTAAAAGTCTTTAATTCGTTTTTATTTTGGAGATAAACGTTTGTTATCTCCAAAATAAGTCGTATCTTTAGGTATTGAAAAAGAACAATTAAAAATAATAAAGATTATGACTAATACAGAAAGAAGAGTTAAGATTGAGAATAGATTGCAAGAGTTAGAAGAAATGAGAATTCAAAGAGAATCTATTGACGAAAGATTGTTAATTGCAGAAGGTCAAGAATATTATAACGTAGTTGCAGAAGCTTGCGATATAAGAAAGAAAATGAATATAATCGAAGGTGGAATTAAAAAGATGATTAAACGTTTAATGAATGATGTTTATGGTTCTTGGTTTTGGTTAAATGAAAATGATTTTTGTGAATTCAAACAAACTTTCAAGAAATTTGCTTATTAATTTAAAATAAAATATTATGAAGAGTGTAAGATTAACAAATTCTATTCGTGAACAAATTATTAAAAATTTAATGCAAACAGTTCGTAGTAAAATGGAATCGCAACTTAAAAAGTTTGGTAAACTTTGCGATTCCATTTTGATGGAGTCTATAGATAAGGAAATTCTTGAAATGGATGAAAAATATCCAAAACTTCTTGATAAAAGAACGTTTGTTTCATTTAATAGGATCTCAACTAATGTAGAACTAATATATCAGTCTGTGCCAGTAAATAAATGGTATTCTTGTTATGAAACTAAGAATATTAAACTTCTTCAAGAGAATAAAGAGATTCAAGATTTTTGCAAGAAGTTAATTTCTTTAGATAAAGAAATGAAAAGTATTAAAAATAAACTTTCTTGTTTATTAGATCATATAAATACCACTAAACAATTAAAAGATCAATTTCCAGAAGCCTACAAAATATTTTTAAAACTAAATAACGAAGTTGAGAGTGATAACTCAGATAATTTATGTGATTCATTTGAAAACGTTAGAGCAGCACTTTCTAAATTTAATAAAGAATAAAATATGAAATCTATAGAAGAAAGAATAAATGAAATAAGAAAAGCAAATGATGCTTATCGTAGGGGTAATCCAATTATGACAGATTCTGAATATGATGAGTTAATTGATGCTTTACATGAAGTAGATCCTAACAACGATTGGTTTAAAAAAGGTGTTCAAGATAAAGTCGAAGGAAGAAAACAAAAGTTACACCTTCCTATGTACAGTTTAGAAAAGGTTAAAACATACGAGGAGATTAAAAGATGGATTGAATCATGTAATCTTAAACTTTCTGATAAACTGATTATAACCCCTAAATATGATGGTATTTCATTATGTGTTAATGATGTTGTAGGTCATGCTTTAACGAGAGGTGATGGTGAATATGGTCAAGATTGTTCCGAACATTATAAACTTATAAAAGGAAGTCAGTGGGAACCGAAAGATTTTGATCAAATAGAAATCACATTCGGTGAAGCTATATTTAAAACGACTGATTTCTTAAAAATTAAAGAAGACGCTGGATATAAATCAGCTCGTAATGCAGTTGCAGGTTTAATTAATTCATCAGAAGTCAATCCTATATTATCACACGTTACATATGTACGTTATGGATGTGATAGAGAAGATTGGTCAAAACAAAAACAACTTGATTTTTTAAACGAAGCAACTATACCAAGTTCGCAAGTTCAATATACTTCAACAACAGTAGGTTCGTTGGTTACATCTGAAGAATCTTTTATAAATTTGATGAATAAATTATTCGAAGATTTAACACGTGGATATAAATGTGATGGTCTTGTTATAGACGTTAATGATTCGAATTTAAGAGCAGAACTTGATCGATTACCTAATAATAATCCAAGATACGCTATTGCTTATAAAAATCCTGATTGGTCAGAAAGAGAAGAAACAGTTGTTAAAAGTGTAGATTGGCAAATTTCTAAAGATGGACGACTTGCTCCTGTTGTAAACATTGAACCTATAGATCTATGTGGTGCTACAGTGTCTCGTTGTACTGCATATAATGCTCGATATATAGTTAATAATAATATAATCAAAGATGCTCGTGTAATAATATGTAGATCAGGTGATGTTATACCTAAACATTTGAAGACTATTTATAGTAATAATCTTTATCCTAAAGTACCTTCTATATGTCCTTTATGTGGAAAAGAATTATATTGGGATGAGAATAAAGTTGATTTGGTTTGTAAAAATGTAAATTGTGATGGTATTAAACTTGCTAAATGTGTTTATTTCTTCTCAGTATTAGACTTTAAAGAATTTAGAGAGCCTACGATTAAAAAATTATTTAATGCTGGTTATGATACTCCTTTTAAAATCCTTAATTTAAGTGAAGAAGATTTGAAGAAGATTGAAGGATTAGGAAATGTTGCAGCTAAAGTACTTTCAAAGCAATTTGAAGATTTGAAGAAGAAAGGTACAAATTTTGCAAAGTTTTTAACAGCTTGTAATGTATTTAATGGAGTAATCGCTGAAAAGACGTGTCAGAAAATTCTTGATGGATTGAAATTATATTCCTATGAAGAAATATCTTCTTTTGCAAAAGAATGTGATGAAAGTTGGGCTTTAGATATTGAAAAAGATATTGAAGGTGTAGGCGTTTCTGCAGCTATTTCGTTTATTCAAGGTGTTGTAGATTGGTGGACAAATAATGATATTGATATTCCTATTACTTATTACGGTCAAGAAGAAAGGACTTTTGAAGGTCAAATGACAGTTGTCTTTACAGGATTTAGAGATAAGAATCTTGAAAAACAATTAACTGATAAAGGTCATAAGATAGGATCGTCTGTAAGTAAAAAAACTTCTTGTGTAGTGACTAAAATCAAGAATAGTGGATCTACAAAAGAAAGCAAAGCTGAACAATTAGGTATACCTATTTTTACACTTCAAGAATTTAAAGAAAAGTTTTTAATGTAGCCAAATTTAGTTTTGTTTAAAAGTTAGGAGGAACTTTATTGCGAAATAAGATTCCTCCATTTGATATTTAATAATATGAGATATTGGTATAGAGAGAAAGATTGGATATATGTAGGCTTTGAATATAATAGAAACTTCATTAATATAATGAAGAGAGAGTTTAAGGCAAAGTACAATATAGCAACAAAAGAATGGTATTTTCAAATAGGGTTAGATGATTCTTATAAATTAAAAATGTTTTTAGAATCAAACAGATTTGAAAATAGAAAAGTTGTGTTGCCATGTGAAATCGAATTGAAGAAAAAACCTAAAGCGATAGATGAAGATCTTCTTCGAGAAATGATAGAATATCTTGATTTTCCTATGAAACCAAGAGATTATCAAATAGAAGGTATTACTTATATGATCAATCACGGTAACTGTATTAATGGTTGCGAGTGTGGAACTGGCAAAACTATGCAAAGTATTTTGTATGTAGAAGTGTTAGATTTATTTCCTTGTTTAGTAATATGTCCTTCGTCAGTTAAATCAAGTTGGTTGAAAGAATGGAAGCAATGGAACCCTAATAGAACGATTCATGTTATAGATTCTAAAGATGGTGAGAATACAGATTGGAAAGCAGATGTGACAATTATAAATTACGATTATCTTTATAAAAGGGGAAGTTCAAAAGAGGAAATTAAACTAAGATATTCAAGAAGTCTATCTAAAAAATGGGGTACTGTCATTTTAGATGAAATACATTTATGTAAAAATCCAAAGTCTTTGAGATCAAGAAGTGTCAAAAAGATTGTGAAAAAATCTACGAAGGTTTTGGCTTTAAGTGGCACTTTGATAATGAATAGACCTCAAGAGCTAATAAATGTACTTGATATATTAGGAAGATTTAAGGAGATCTTTCCAAGTCTACACTATTTTTTATATAGATATTGTAATGCTAAGAAAACGAGATTTGGATTGGATTGTTCAGGAGCTTCTTATACTTTAGAATTGAATTCAATAATTTCTCATTATTGTTATTTTAGGAAGAGTAAAAGAGATGTGTTGATAGAATTGCCTGATGTAATTAATCAAACTGTAAATTGTTCAATTACAAATAAAAAAGAATATAAACAAGCTGAAAACGATTTGATTAAATATCTTGAAGGTATAGATATAGATGCTGCAGAAAGAGCTTTAAAAGCTGAACATCTTGTTAAAATTTCTAATTTGAAAAGATTGTCTTTAGAAGGTAAGTTAAATTTTATAGAACAATTTTTGAAAGATTGGATCGAAAGTAATGAAGATGATAAGATCATAGTGTTTGGAACATTAAAAGAACCTCTAAAGCAATTGCATCAAAAGTTTAAAGATGAAAGTGAACTTGTTATTGGTGAAAGCACTACTGAAGATAAGATGAATAAAGTAGAAAGATGGAAAGAAAAGAAACAAATATTGTTTGCAAACACTGCAACATTATCTACAGGTGTAGACGGTTTACAAAAGGTTTGTAGTAATATGATTTTTATAGAATATCCTGTAGGTCCTACTGATTTAGAACAAGCAATTTCACGTTTAGAAAGAATGGGACAAAAAAATAGTATTAATGTGTATTTTCTTTTATCTGATGAAACTATTGATGTTCATTTAAGAAAAATATTCGAAGAAAAGTCTAAAGTTATAAATGCTGTAAATAAAGGAGCATCTATTGATAATATTGATAAAATACAATCAATAGATATGGAACTTCTTAAATCTTATAAGAGTAACTAAATTGATATTAGAAGATAAATAATTGGTATCTTTAAGTATGAAAAGAGAGCAAGTGACAATCTTTTGTGACGGCAGTTGTTATTGGAAACTTCGTAAAGGAGGTTCAGGAGTTTATATACAATGGAATAGTAACGAATATTTTATTCAGGAAGGTTATGAGAATACGACCATAAGTAGATGTGAACTTAGAGCAATTCTTTTAGCATTAAAATCTTTGAATAATGAAAAACCTCTTCTTGTTACAATATGGAGTGATAGTCAATATGTTGTCAATGGTATGAGAACAATTATTGATATTGCTTCTAAAGATTTTGAAGATATTGAAAATCAAGATTTATGGAGAGAAGTTTATAATGAGCTACAGAGACTTGATAAAAAAGTGCGAATAAGAATAAATTGGACTCCAGGACATGGAAAGAATTTAGATGATCCTATTGTGTTTGGTAATGCTGTTGCAGATTTACTTGCTGATTATAAACAATTTGACAATTACAAAGAAGATATTAAAAATTAAATAATTATGGTAAAATGGAGCGATAGACAAGAAGCTATTTTTGACGAATACGAAAGGACTCGAAATAATATTGTAATCTGTGCTACAGCAGGATCTTCAAAAACTACATGTATAGTTGAATGTGCAAGAAGAACGCCTCGTCATAAAAAAGCTTTATTTATGGCTTTTAACAAAAGTATTGCTGAAGAACTAAGAGAAAGGTTACCTCAACATATTAAAGTAAATACATATCATGCACAAGGGTTAAATGTACTCTATTCTAATTTTAGATTTCAAATGAAATTAAATGAGAATAAAACCTTTATAATTGCAAAATCTATTTTAGATCTTAAAGAAATACCTTATAAAACACAATTGAAATATCTATTTGATTTACAAACTATTTGGACATCTTTGAGAGTAGGATTATTTGTTAATTATGAAGAAGATATTCCTAATATTTGTATAGATAAAGATATTGAATATCAAGATAGGATGATTGAAGATATAAAATTGATTGAAAGCGAATGGGTAAGACAAGCTAATAAAATTCAAAATAACAAGAATTTTATAATGGATTTTACTGATATGTTATATCTTCCTTATATTTTGATAGACGAATCAGAATTTCCTAAATTTGATGTAGTATTTTCAGATGAAAATCAAGATTGTAACACTCTACAAAGAGAATTGTTATTACAATATATCAAGCCAAGATCAGGAAGATTTGTTTGTGTAGGCGATAAAAATCAAATGATATATCAATTTCAAAATGCGAGTTTAGCGAATTTCCTTTCGTTTAGCGAATTTCCTAATACAACAACTTTACCTCTCGATATTACTTATAGATGTTCTAAGAAGATTGTAGAAGAAGCACAGAAAGTTTTTTCAAGTGGAATCGTAGCTGCACCTAATGCTAAAGAAGGTATAGTAAGAAACGGTGATTTTGAAGAAGCACAAAATGGTGACTTTATTTTATGTAGAAATAATTTACCTTTAATAGAAGTATTTATTAAGTTATTGGAGCTTGGTAAAAGATCAAGTATTAAGGGAAGAGATTTTGGAGAATCTTTATGTAGACTTTTAGAAAAGATCAAGTATATAGACGATCTTGAAATTCTTAAAGAAGAAAAACTTCAATCGTTACTTGATAAAGGTATTCCTCATAATATTGCAATTAATAATCCATCTTATGTTAATTTGCTTGAAAAATGTGCTATTATAATGAGATTATATTCTATTTGGAAGGATGTAAATAAATTGAAAGAACATATTTCAAAGATTTATACAGATGAAGATACTGACGGTATTATTTTAAGTACAATTCACAAATCAAAAGGATTAGAAGCTGATAGAGTTTTCTTTTTAAATCCTAATTTGATTCCAAGTCAATATGCAGTATCACAAGAAGCTCTTTATAGTGAATATTGTTTGAAATTTGTAGCTATTACAAGAGCGAGAAATGAGTTAATTTATTGTTCAATATAAAATTAAGAAAAATGAAAAAACCAAAAATGTATATACCTGTATATACTTATAAAAATTATGGTGAAAAAGTGTTAAGTAATGTAACGCTTGTAAACGCTAATAAGATAAAAGAATTGGAAGAATTTATACCAAGTGAAGAAGCATTACAAACACACTTACAAATTCAAAAAATAAAAGTGCAAAAAGACGAAAATTATAAACCTGAACCTCTATATCTTACAATAAAAAAGAGTATATTTAACACGATAATTGCTAAGGTTGTATTTAAAGGTGGACAAGGTGTTGATAGAGAAAGAATTCCTCTTGTATTTCAATACCCTGCATTACCAATCTGTATAATACAACCTACAATTGAAGATTAATGTTAAATTTTTAAGTAAGTTATAATGAGTAATGAACGTGTAGATAGTCGGGATATAATTTCTGACTATATTTTTTACAGTAAATATTCTCGTGTTAAGCCTGATGGTAAAAAAGAGACTTGGGAAGAAGCAGTAAGTAGAGTAATGGAAATGCATTATCAATTTTTTGATGGTAAGATCAAAGAAGAAAATAAAGATGCATTTAACAAAGTTTTCCAAGAAGCTTGGGTATCATATAATAATCAAGAAATTCTTGGTTCTCAAAGATCTCTTCAATATGGAGGACCACAATTATTGAAAAATAATTTTAGGTCTTTTAATTGTTCAGGAAGTTATTGTAATAGAATTGAATTCTTTAAAGAGTTAATGGAACTTCTATTAAGTGGATGTGGTGTGGGCTTTTCAGTTCAGAAAGTTCATACAGAACAATTTCCTATTGTTAAAGGAATTGAAGATACTTCTAAGATTTATCTTATAATAGAGGATTCTATTGAGGGATGGTCGAATTCTATAGGATCATTAATTGAAGCATATTATAAAGGATATTCGAATATTGAATTTGATTATTCACAGATAAGACCTGAAGGTTCTTTTGTATCAGGTGGATTCAAAGCTCCTGGTTCAGAACCATTAAAAATTTGTCATAATAAATTACGTAAGATTCTTAGTAAGGCAAAAGGACGAAAATTAAGACCATTTGAACTCCATTTAATGTCATGTATTATTGCAGATGCTGTTATAAGTGGTGGTATTAGAAGAAGTGCAATGATCTCTATTTTTGATATAGATGATGAAGAAATGTTACAATGTAAAACAGGAGATTGGTTTTTAACTTATCCTGAATTATGTAGATGTAATAATTCTGTAGCTATTTACGAAGATACTCCAAAGGAAAAATATGACAAAATTTTTGAATATATTCAACAATATGGAGAACCTGGAATTGTTTTTCCTGCTGATAATGAAGTAGTTACCAATCCGTGTTGTGAAACGAACTTGTTCCCAATGTACATAAATCCTGACGGTAGTAAAGAATATGGTTTTAGTTTTTGTAATTTATGTGAAATTAATGGGAAGAAAATTAAAACTGAACAGGATTTTTACAGAGCATGTCGTACAGCAGCTATATTAGGAACATTTCAAGCAGCATATACTGAAAATCTTCCTCTACTTTCAAAAGCAACAAAAAAGATTATGGAACGTGATGCTTTGCTTGGTGTAGGTATTACAGGCATGGCAGACAATCCTCAAATTTTGTTTAATGAAAGAATTCAAATAAATGGTGCGCGAATTGTTAAAGAGACTAACAAAGAAGTTGCTAACATACTTGGAATAAACGAAGCTGCACGTACAACTGTAGTTAAACCTTCAGGAAATTCTTCACAGCTTTTAGGAACAGGATCTGGTGTTCACGCTTATCATTTTAGAAAATATATACGTAATATTCAAGCAAATAACAACGAACAAGCATTAAAAGAAACTTTAAAAGTTAATTCTGATATAGCGAGTCCTTCATTTTGGAATAAGAAAAATGAAACAGTACTATCATTTCCTATTGAACTTGATGATAAAACTATGGTTCGTACAGATTTTAGTACTCTTGATTTTCTTTATAGAATTTACACTACTGAAAAAGGTTGGGTAATGGAAGGTACTAATAAGGAACATCCTTCATCTATTCTTAAACCTAAATATCGTCATAATGTAAGTTGTACAGTTTCTGTTAAAGATAATGAATGGAAGGAAGTTGCTGATTGGATTTGGGAGCATAAAGATGGTTTCTTTGGATTAAGTTTTCTATCTGAAACAGGTGATCTTGATTATCCTCAAGCTCCTTATACTTCTTATCTTAATGAAAAAGAATTAGCTGAAACTTATGGACAAGGCGCAATACTCTCATCAGGTCTTATTGTAGATGGATTACAAGTATTTGGCGACATATGGACAGCATGTAATGCGGCTACAGGTAAGGCAGACGATTTACTTACTTATACTGATGAGTATTTACTTTCTTTTATTAAGAAACATATGAAAGATGGTAAACTTCTCGTCAATATAGATGGACTTTATGTTAGTGATGTAAATGCAATTTCATCTCATTTACAACATAAGGTTGAACTTAGAAATGATTGGGTACGTAGATTCAAGAAATTTTCTAAAAATCATTTTAATGGTGATGACAAAAAGTGTTCTTGTTGTTTGAAGCATGTCAATATATTCCATCAATGGCAGAAAATTAAAAATCAAAAACCTGTTGATTGGGAGAATGTTCAATGGGAACAAGAATATAAGAATGTAGGTGAGAATGTAGCTACAGCTTGTAGTGGAGGAGCATGTGAATTAAGATAATTATGTCTCAATAGGACTAATTCGTATGGACCTAATAGTAGTGTTTATTACGAATTAGTCCTATCTTTAGATAAACAATTAAAAACATTACAATTATGGCAAAAGAAATTAAATTAGTTGAAGAGCAATTAAAGTGGATTGAAGAACAAAGATCAAAATTAGATCAATTTGAGAAAGAATGTTTAAAAATCAAAGAGAAGGCAGAACTTAAAAATCAAACCTCTACTGTTAATTTAACTATTGAAAGTAAGAAGAGAAAAGAGAAGATTTCAATTGAAGTACCACAAGGTAAAGAAGATGAGATCATTGATATTATAATGAATGCTTTAGACGAACAAGAAGCTAAAGAATACGAATATCGTAAAAACTCTCCTACAGGACATTATATTTATTATGAAAGAACTATCTCCTAATTTGAAAGATTTCATTTATCACAAAAATGGTTGGATAGATGATAAAGTTCCAAAAGAAATTATTAAAAAGGCTTCACGTAATAAAAATATTAATGGTGAAAAAATTATGAGATTATTTCTTGATGGAAAATGCATCTATAGAGGTCCTGTTCAATTTTGTCAGATGAAGAAAAAAGATTATTGTTTGATCTACAATATTTCTAATAAAGATGAAATTAAAAGAAGGTTTAAATTAACGTATTAAAAATTCGATATGAAAACATTTGTAGGAATTCGTTTTGAAGTAGAAGGATTTCATAATTATCCGGATGCATCAAAAAATCATGGCGAGCTTGTAAAGTTTTTAGAACAATCTCACAGACATATCTTTAAATTTAACTGTAAAAAACGGGTTAATCACGATAATCGTGACGAAGAGTTTATATTGTTAAGAAGAAAAGTAAAACGATATATAAATCAAAATTTTCCAGTATTTGAATCAAGTTGTGAATGTTATGATTTTGGTTCTATGTCATGTGAAATGATAGCGAAAAAGATCTTAAAACAATTCGATTTTGATAGTGTTGAGGTAAGTGAAGATGGTGAAAACTATGCTATAGTTGAAAAAGAAGAATGTGATAATATTAAACAAGAAAAAGAAGACAATAACAAATTACCGTTAGTTACTTTTGTTGTTGGAAAAGCTTTTTCAGGAAAATCTTATTATGTTAATGAGAAAGTAAAAGAGGTTAGAGGTGTAATAGTAGAGGTTGGAGAGATTGTAAGAAAAATCAAACAAGAAGAAAAACGTATTTTCGAAGGATTCCTTTCTAAGGAAATAGCTAAAAGAACATTTCATATTTTAACAAAAGTAACTTCAGATGCACACGTCTATATAGTTGGTTGTAGACAAAAATCTGTTATAGAGCAAATATCGTATCTTTGTGAGTTAAATCATCTTCATTTGGATTATAATATAATATATTTATCTGCTTCAAATGAAAGAAGAAAAGAAAGATTTGAAAAACTTGTTGATAAAGAAAAGAATAAAGGTCTTACATTTGAAGAAATTGAAAATGGTGACGAATCACTTGGCATAAACGAATTAATCACTTGGTGTATTGATCAACCTAATTGTCTTATTATTAGAACGGAGGAAGTATAATGAAAGCATTTGTAACGCCACCTATAGATAGTTTAGAATTTTAATTTATGAAATACTGTCCTAAATGTTGTAAAAATAAAGACGAATCAGAATTCTTTAAATGTAGATCGTATAAAGATGGTTTATATTATATTTGCAAAGAATGTTCTATGATTGCTAAATTTCGTTATAAATATTCAGAGAAAGGAAAATTAGCTGATAAAAAATATAGACAATCGGAAAAAGGAAGAATTTCTCAAAAGAAGATTCGACAAAAACGACAGGAAACTGGTGCAGAATCTCGAAGAAGTAAAAAGAGATTTTTAGATGAAAATTATAGAACTTCGATGTTATATATGAATAGACTTTATAAAGCATTGAATGTTCCTCCAGCTAATCCTGATAAATGTAATTGGTATAAAAGCATACTCGACCTTCTTGGTTGTTCTATTGAACATTTAAAATCTCATCTCGAATCTCAATTTAAAGATGGTATGTCGTGGAACAATTATGGCGGTAAGGATGGTTGGCAGATTGACCATATTATTCCAAGAAGTTATTTTAATTTATTAGATGAAATGCAATTAAGAATTTGTTTCAATTACAAAAACTTACAACCATTGTGGAGATATGAGAATTCAGGAATTAAAAATGCAAAAATTCCAGATAATGTTGAAGAAATTATTAACAATATAAAAGAATCTTTAAAATGAAAATATTTTTAACTCCTCCTATGAAACACCTAAATTTAAGTGAGTTAGGAGATAATAATCTCTATATTATAGGTCAATATTATAAAAAAAATGAACGATATCGTGAATATGTAAAAGAAGCAATCAAACAAGGTCGTTTTACTATACTTGATAATGGTACAGGAGAAGAAGGCGAAATATTGACTAATGAAGAATTATTTCAATTGACACTTGAATTAGAACCTAATGAAGTAATACCTCTTGATGTATTGTTCGATAGAAAACAGACATTAATCAATTTCAATCAATTCTTAGAATGGATGAAAGAAGCAAGATTAAAAGGAAAGTTGTTAAATACGACAATTCTTGCTTGTCCTCAAGGTAAAAATTGGGAAGATTGGTACAATTGTTATAAGTTCTTCATGTGGAATAAATATGTTTCTTGTATTGGAATGAGTAAGAAAGCTGTTCCACATATAATGAATACAGATAATATTGCATTTGCAAGAAATAAGGTTGTATCGAAATTGAAATCATACAATTCATTGTCGAAACCTCTTCATTTTCTTGGACAAGGTGATCCTAAAGAATTTATTCCTTATAAGAATGAAAAAATATTTAGATCCACAGACAGTTGTTATCCAATACTTGCAGCTATAAATGGACAAGATATTGAAAAGGTAGAGAAGTTCGAACGAATTCCTACACCTTCAGATTATTTTGAAAAAGAAATAAAGGAAGAGCAAATGGAACTTATAAGATCAAATGTTCAATATTTAAAAAAATGTTGTAACAATGGATAAGTTTTTCGAAATAACGTTGACGTATTATGACGTTGACGAAAATTCAACATCAATGAAAGTTAAAAAGTTCGTCAACGTCATAGCTTGTGAAGCTGTAAATTATACTGAAGCTGAAGTACTTGCTACAAAATGGGGTGAAGAAAATATAAATGTAGACTTTGAAATTTCACCTATCAAAGAGTTGAATGTATTTCGATTTATTCCTAATGAAAATAAAGAAGGTTCTTTTTATATAGTAAAAGGTGTTTGGATTGAAGTAAATGAAAAAGGTAAAGAAAAAGCATACAATGTAAATTATTTAATTCAAGCAAGAACTACGAATGAAGCAAATAAGATTGCTTTAGAAGAAATGGATGAACTTTATCCTACTGTAAGAATTGCAGATATAAAAGAAACAAGAATTCTTTATTTTGTCAAGCCATGATTATTTAGTTTTTAAAGGATGATTTGTTGTGAAACAAGTTGTCCTTTCTTAATAAATATTAATTTGGACTATAAATGGAGATAAACGTTTGTTATCTCCAAAATAAGGTCTATCTTTAGGTATTGAAAAAAGAACAACAACTAAAAACTGAAGAATTATGAAGACAATGAAAGAATTTGAGCAAATACTAAAGGAAGATGATATTCGATTAAGTAACGAGATTAACAAACTTATGCAAATACGTCAAAACAAAATTGATTGTGCTATATTAGCTCGGTATTTGATTAAAGATGTCGAACCTCTTATCGAAAAACTTAATTTAACAATTCATTCATTTAGTATGAATACATCTGAGAAAAACATTCTTTCAAGAAAAGGAACTTTAAATATTAGACTTGTATCAAATGGTAAATTTAGATTTTTAGGAGAAAATGCTAAATACGATATACTTGAAAAGAAGGCTTCTAAAATAGAAGAAAAGGTTCAAGCATTATTGAAAGATGATCAAAATGATTTGAAATGTTATATAAATCCTTACAGTATGAAAGTCGCGAGAAATCAAAACAAGAATATGGTGCTTATGGAAATATCATATAAATTTTAAATAAGAATAGTCATGGAAGAAACTAAACTTTGCCCACGTTGTGAAAGAATTTTACCGTTAGATTCTTTTAGTAAAAATTCAAGTCGTCCTGATGGACTTCAGGCTTATTGTAGGGATTGTCAAAAAAAGCAAAACCAAAATTATGCTCAAAAGAGAACTGCAAGACGAAAAGAAAGAATAAGTAATCTTGAAAATGGTAATCCTAAATTAAAAGATTTCACTCCAAGACAATTAATGGATGAATTGATTTCACGAGGATATAGAGGTGAACTTATTTACACTCAAAAGATAAAATTGTAATTATGGAATACGATAGAATTATAGACAAAATAATCAAACTTAAAGAGCTTGTTGATAGAGGACTTGATGGTGAAGCATCTAATTAAACGTGTACTTGAAAATCTATGTAAACTTCATATCATAAACAATTGGAGTAATGGTAAGTATAACGAATCCAAAAGGTGAACAAAAGATACTATCAAATGAAGATTTTGACAAACTTCTATGGAAATTCATAGAAAGTGAAACATTCAAAAAATGGGAAGTTGAAAACAATCTTGTAGGTTCTTATATGCATTATGGAAAGAAGATGTTGAATAGGATTGTTGTGAAAATCTTCCTAAAAGAAAAGGGTTATAAACTTGAGCAGAATGTGGAACTAAAAAGTTGACTATAGATAAATAATTGGTATCTTTACAATATCAAAAGAAAACAACTAATATGACTAATACGAAATCAAAAGAAGATAGACATTGTAGTATATGCAAATATTACCGATGTGTGAATTTCTTTATGTATTGTACAAAATTACAACATCGTATTAAAGCATCAAGAAAGAACGGTTGTAAATACTTTGAAAGATATAAATAAAGGAACTGTTTTTAATTGTTAAACAAAAGTTAAACCATACCTATTTATTAATTCCTGCAATTAAGACAGTTCCTTTTTATAAAACGAATAAAAACGATCAATATGCCAAGAACAATAAAAGATATAAACAAGAGTTTCTCTAAAGTATGTGAAAGTTGTGCTTATCAACAAAATTGTCCATATCAAGATAAGAGTACTTGTATTGAAGTAAGATCATCTAATAATAATAATTATGACACAGAAAGTAATAGCGAATGTTCACAAGAGACAAGTAACCAAAACTTATAAAGAGAATGGTGAATATATATGCAATTTTAGACTTGAATATAGAGATGAAAGAGATCAACAACATTTGATGAGTGTATTTGCTTACAATTTTGAACCCTATATTGATAAAGATATCACATTCTACTTAGCAGAAGTTGAAGTTTATTCAACACAAAATGTAAAATACAATTCGTCAAACTTATATTTAAATCAAGTAAGATGTTTGAGTTTGATACCATTAAGAGATGAAGATATGAGACATGCAAAAGAATCAATTTATAGACATTATGAAAGCGCTAATTAATTTTGTAAAAGAGAACTTAAAGAAAAAGGTATTTCTCTTTAAGTTTGACGTCGAGGCTGAGATAGTTGGATATAATTTATATCTTAATTCTATAATAGTTCGTCCACTTGATTCAAGTTTTGGTTGGAAAGAACAATGTTCAGTTTATAGAGGTAAAGAAGAGATACTTGTTGATTTTAATAAAGAAGATACTTTTTGGTACGTATTGTATCCTATTGAAGATTATGCAAAAATACTTTAACAAATGAAATGATATGAACGATATAGAATTAATTGAAAATTTTGGTATTGATATTATTGATGTCAATATAAATCTAAATACAGTTAAACTTCAACAAGAATTAGGTCTACTTGAAGATGAAGAAACTCCTATTTTAAGTGATATTTGGTACTAAAATAAGTATCTCATTGCGTGATTGAACTTTTTACTGTAATTTTGCGCATAAATTAAAAATTAGTCCCAATATGAGTAACGTAACAAGAGAAGATATATTAAAAGACGCTCCTGACTTTGTTCAAATAGCATCAAAATATATGCAAGACATATATATAGAATATGAAAGGGCACGAAGAAAGATTGATGAATGTCCTGATAGATTTCTAACGTATGAAGGAAGAAATGGTGTACTACATTCAATCGATCTTAAATACGTGAATGCCAAAGGAGTAATGAAGAATAGAGGAGCGTCAGAAGATTCAATCAAAGATGCACAAGAAATTAGAGCAAAAGTACTCATGCCTCTACTTGGTGAATACAATAGAGCACGTAATAAATACCTGAATACGTTTGATTTATACAATAATAAATCAAAAGCACTTGCTAAACTTACACCAATGTTACTCGACCTTTTTGGATCTATGTATTCGGTAAAGGACGTAAAAAAGACAATAAAACAACGTGAAGGATACGATTTAGATGATGCAGATCTTGCAAAATTCTATAATGAAAACAAGACATTAATAGAACAAAGACAAGCTAAATTTGCCTTAAAATCAGACAAATATAGAGTATCGACAGAAGCAGGACGACTTGAGATTATAAATGATATGCTTACAGACCTTCTACTAAAGTACGAAGACTACATAAGTAGAGGACTTGAAACAAAAGCATTGACAATGTCTCGAGAAGTAAGAAGTCTTCTTGAACAAGCACGTAAAGAAGTGAAAGGCAATGAGTTAAAACTTACTGTAGATGGAAAAATAGATATCAATGCAACTATTCATGGAGGAGAAAACATAAGTAGAGTAATGCGTGATTTACCTATCAATAGTATAGTAATTGGACTCGTGTCTGCAAAAGCAGGAATCAAACCTGATATAATGATAAATCAACTCGCAAAATCTTGGTACAAAGACTTTAACGGCTTCAATAAGAACATATTAGGAAGTGAAAAGATAATGCTACCTGGTGACCTAATCAAACAATATAACTGGGAAGAAATAAAAGAAGAGAATAAGAAATTCCTAAATGAAATGAGTTCAGACATTGAAGACGCTGTAGTAATAGAAGAACAAGATATGAAAAATAAAGTCTTACAAAGACTAAAAGCACTGAGAAATTAATGTCATATATGCGCTAACATGGGAGATTGGGAGTCGTGATGATTGTCAATCTCCAATCTTAAAATAAAGAAAAATGTCAATATTAAAATGGACAACAAAATTTGTGTTTTAATGCAGCGAAAATTATATATAACGCATGTATCGACCTTTAATTGATCTTATAAATGTATCAAGAAAAATGGAAAATAAAGTGTACCAAAAAGGACAATAATTGTGGTCGAAATGTTGTCTAATTGAATGATAAAGTAGACCTTTAGAACATGAAAGAAATAATACAAGAAGTAGTCCAAAAGAAGTACAAATTCTTCTATCATTATGCACTAAAGTTGACTTATAATGTAGAAGAGGCACAAGATATCGCACAAGAAGCTGTTCTAAATGCGTTGAGCAAATACAATCAGTTTAGTGGTAACGAGAAAGATTGTGAAAAATGGATTGCGACTATTATACGAAATTTGTTCATCAATAAGTATAGACAGGAATCAAATAGACAGGACCAAAAGTACGATGAAGAAGATAAAGAGTTCATCAAGGATAGATGTGAAAGTAAAGAGAGGTTTTGGACAGGAGAATATGAAGACCTAATAAAGATAATAGATAGTATTAATGTACCAATTGTAGACAAGAGGTGTTTCTTAGGTTATTATAATGGATACCTCTACGAAGAGATAGCACAGATACTCGAAATATCTTTAGGAACAGTAAAAAGTAAAATACATCACATAAGAAAGAAAATTATAAAAGAGTATGGCACAAAGTATTAAAGTAGGAAGTCTTGTTAAATACAAGGATCATGAAGGAAACCTAAATGGTGGAACAGTAATATCATTTAAAGACGGTAATGCACTTATCAATACATTAGAAGGTAAGAACGTCCAAGTGCAATTAAGCAAGTGTTCGTTAATTGAAAGGAATAAAGGTAAAGGTCGAGTATCAAACGGAGAAAAAGAAAAGATACTACAAGAATTTAAAGAAATGAATGCTAATAAGATGCAAGTGAGTAAACCTATTGAAGAGAAAGAAGGTGAAGATGAATGTAATAGACTTATCATAGAATTAAGCGCAAAGGACAGGAAGATTGATGAACTTAATTATATAATCGATAAACAGGCTGAAAAGCTCAACGAGCTTGAACAAGAAATAAAAAGATTGACCAACAATCCTACTCCTATTATAAATGAAAGTAAATGCTACATTGCCTACAAGGGAATGAAAGAAGCATTAATATTAAAATCGTTGAGCGACTCAAATTTAAATAGTGATGTGATAGAACAACTTGCTGAAACGATAGATAAGTTAGTATCTTTAGACAATAATTAATAACAACAGAAAGGAGAATTTAAAAAATGACGAACGTAGAAAGACAGAAAAGAAAGTATTTGAAGAGAGTTTATTCACAATGTTTAAATGTGTGTAATCATGAAAACGAAGATCGATTCAAGACTTCTCTATTAGAGAGATTATCTATATTGAAAAAGAAATAAAAACCTATTCTTTATTCTCTAATTTAAGAAAGGAGCCGTATACCTTTATAAACGTAGCCAAGTCTAAGGTAGTTGACGAAAAAGAGAACATTGATTTATTATTTTGATTTATTTACCAAAAGCCCTTCTACATTTGTAGTCGTGACGTGAAAGGTTCGTCTTTTATTTGTTATACATTTATCATTTGATAATGTTCTCTTAAATATTCATTGACCTTCTATTCTTGATTCGTGGAATTGACCGAGAGTAAGAATTGAAATATAAGTGGAGGTCGCTTTTGAAGGTCTATGAATTATTGGACTATGGTGTAATGGTAGCACAACAGGTTTTGGTCCTGTTTGTAGAGGTTCGAATCCTCTTAGTCCAACAAATGCTCGAATGGTGGAAAAGGTAGACACGAAGGACTTAAAATCCTTTGACCAGAAGTGGTCGTACGAGTTCGACTCTCGTTTCGAGTACAAAGACTTGTTTAACATTCATACATTAAGTAGTTGAAGGGAACAAGTGTCTGTGAAGATAATATTGTTCCTATTTTTAATTTAATAAAAAAAGTATATTATGGTAGCAATTATAATTGTAGGTCTAATAATAATAGTATTATATATGACAATTATCTTCTCTGTATTTAAAGCAAATTCAATAGACGATTGTCCTTCATGTGATAGTTGTCCATTTAGAGAAGATGAAGATTATTGTCCATGTGATAAATTTTTTAATTATAAAGAAAATGACAAATAAAGCGTTTGAAGAGTTCAAAAGAGTCAATGAAATGCAACTTCCGCGTGTCGAACTTTTTACTGATGGTATAAAATGGACAACAAGAGTTGAATCTCATACATGGTTAAAAAGAGGATTAGATGAAGAACTCGTTGCAGGTCGAAAGATCACCTCTACAGAATGGATTGTTCAAGATGGTAAATGGACAATGAAGTCTATCAATAATGTTCCAGTGGAAGAATGTATTGAGTAACGAATCGTTCTCTAATCTTTAAGAAAGGGCGTTCTTTAATTGTTCGATTTATTGTTTTAGTTTTCTTTCATGCTGAGCCAGCAAACTTACAGTCTTTTTTAGCATAAGGACTTGAGTTTGCTGGCTATTTTATTAATAAGTCTTAATAATGGAGATAAAAATACGGTATCTGTTGTGTGGTCCATAAGGAAGGTGTATCTTTAGGCATAAGAAAAAGGAACGATAACTAAAACAATAAAGATTATGAAATCAAACGAATTTAAACAATTACTTATCGCAACAGAAAGATCACTTAAAAATGGTAAAGTATTTGGTGTTATTAATCTTCCTAATAATTCGTTAGGTGTAGATGTAATCTATTATGATATGAATAAAACTTCTTCTATTTCTCTTTGTTCTACTGATTGGTCTATTGATTTAGCTTGGTCTAAATTGAAGAAAGGTGAACAAAAAGAAATTATCGAAATTATTGAAAATTTTATTCACTAATTGTTGGACCACATTATTAAAAAGTGGACCTTTACAATATCAAAAGAAAGAGATATATTAACAACTTAAAAATGAAGATTATGAAAGCGATTATTGAAGGAAAATTAAAAACAATGCTAATTACTACGGTAGAGATTTATGTAGAAGTGTTGAATGCGATTATTGATTCTAATAACGAACAAGAATTGAGAAATAATATGAATGAAATTGAGGAACGTTATAATTCTTGGAATAATATGTTCTTTGAATATGGATTTGGTTCACATCACATGTGGGTTAAAGAAGCAAATGCTTCTAATAGATTAATATTTGTTGAATTCTAAATCATTTAAGGGTGAGTAGTGAAATAGTTGGTTACGGTCATTGTAAAGCAACACCTAATAAATAATTAAGATTATTCTACGAAAAGCGTTGCATAGGACATAACAAAGTGGTATCTTTAAGCATTGAAAGAAAAATAATTAAAAACGAACTAATTATGGAAAAGATGAATGTAACAGTAGAAGTTTTAAGAAAGAGAGCAAGTGAACTTGGTATTAAGAACGTTAAGCAATACAAGAAAGATGAGCTTACAAAGCTTGTTGAAGAAAAAGAGCGTGAGAGAAAGGATCTTGAAGACTTGAAGAATCTTTCTACTAATAAAGAAGCTCTTGAATCGTTTCTCAATGAAAATCCTACTTCTATTCTACAGAAGAATAATGGTGAATTCGAATTGCATTACAAAGATAAAGAAGCTTTAGATAAAGCATTTAAATCAATAAATGCTAATGAATTTGGATTTATTGTTGCAAAGGTAGATAAATTCTTGAATATCATTTCACTTGTAAAACTTTCATCTAAGAAAAAGAATAAGACAGTCTATAAAACTACTATTGATGCACCGAAAGGTGAACAATCAAGAAATATTCTTCAAATGATGAAAGATCATCCTACTTGGTCACATTATAAAATTAGTAAGATTATTGGTTGTTCTTATACTAATGTACATAGAGTATGGAAACTTTGGGGAGAAAATAAAATTAATGATCAACGTAAAAGAAAATAATGCTATGATGACGAAAATTGAAAACTTTATTCATGGACGTTTTGGTAAGAAAGTCTTGAAAGCAAAATATAGAGAGATTTGGGTTAAGTTTTGGTACAGTATGATTGCTATTCTTAGTGTAGTAATATTTTTTATGGCAATTCAATTTCTAACTTGGATAAGTGATTTGATTAATTATACATTTAGATGATTGAGATATGATAGTAAGTATATTAATAATAATCGTTATTATTTTAATTTGTATATGCTTTATTTTGTTAAAGACCTATTTCTTTATTAAAGATATTGCATTATTTAATAGTCAAATAGCGTTTTCAACTACAGAAATCGATAGACGTACACGTCTTAAATATATTGCTCTTCTAAATGGATCTTTAGAATTAGCAGTCAAACAAGAAAGATTTGAAGATGCTCAACAATTCAAAAAGATTATTGAAAAAGAAATGAAGTCATTTGAAGAAGATTTTGATAATTAGGACAAATATGAATAAAAAAGAATTTCTATCATCATTTCTTAGTGAAAAAGGTAATACAATAAGACGTACAGTATTGATTGGTAAAATAGAAAATGAATTCAATCTCCATCCAAGATGGTCAAGAAGTATAGTTGACGATTTCTTGTCTAAACAAGTTGCTTTAGGAATAATTGAACGTTATTCAAGAGGAGTATATAAAATCAAATAAGTTATGAAAGAGTTAAGTGATTACACTATCGAAGAACTAAAACAGGAACTTCGAAGAAGAACGGTTCTTAAAATGCAAAAAGTGATTAAGAAAAATCGAAAGATTGACTGGCACATTTGGGAAGGAGTTGTAGTTAGTAAACTTCAAAAAGAAAATCTGCCTCCAAGATATCGTATAGACTCACAAGAACTTAAAGATAATCCTGAGTTCAAGTATCTTAATAGATCTCAACTCTTCTCGTTAAATACAGATTTTTTTAGATCTAAAAAGTCTTATCCTAATATAGGAGATAGAGTTAAATTACGCTATCGTATAACGAAAGAAAACACCTATTTTGACTCTATGATTATCATAGGAGAGAAAGGTCAAAATCTTTTTTGTGTAATAGATACCAATACTGGCAAAATGATCCATTATGGATCTTATAAAGGTTGTGTCGCAATGCTTAGAAGAAGAAAAGAACCTAATTTAAAAATCGAATGTTATGTTAAAAATCAAAATCAAAGCAACGGGTCAAATAATTGAAGTAAAGGACTTTTCTCGAATCATTATTGATGAAGAGAATGAAGAAGTAAGAGAACTTAGTTTTAATGAGGTAGAATTTATTAAAGATGATGAAGAAGATGAAAAACGATAAAGATGTTTTCATTGAAAAATACGGAAATGTAATCGTATCTGTTGATTTCGGACATAAAGATGATGTTGCTGTAGAAACTGTATTTCGAAAAGATAAAAGTGGATTAACTATTTTATCACAAAAAATTGTTGGACATGCAGAAGATTTTAATACAGAAGAGAAAAGAAAAGAATTTTTTAAAGATAAAGGTTTGTTATCTCCAAAATAAGGAGTATCTTTATCACATCAAAAAGAACATTAAACAATTAAGAAATTATGAAACAGACAGTAGAAGAAGCCGAGAAAGAATATTGCGAAAAGAATTATCCGTATTCAGATTTGAATATAAAGTTGATGGTGGAAATATACGTGTTTTGCTGTTGTAGTAATAGCGCTTATTAATTATGTTGTTGGACTGTTTTAATTGAATACTATTATGACCGAAGAACTTGTAACATTGGAGACAGTGAAGCTGCTGAGAAAGAAAGGATTTAATGAGTATTGTAAAAATGTTATTGATATTAATAATATACCAAGGGAAACTTTATATAGAATTAATGATGATTTACCAAAACAATGCTTTTCTCAGCCTACACAATCCATTACTCAAAAGTGGCTACGTGAAATCAAGAACCTGCATATTGAAATATTCTATATGCGTGGAGACTATTGGGTATATAGAATACTAACAATTCCGGAACATGATATAATAGAATTACCAAACAGACCGTTTCTACATTATAAAAGCTACGAAGAAGCACTTGAAGCAGGTTTGCAAGAAGCTTTAGAATTGATATAAAAATAGAGTAATTGTTGTTTGATTAAATATATGATTGTATATTTACAGTATCATTTGCTATTGTTTTTATTTTATACGGAATGATTGTTTCTGTCGTTTTTAACATTCTGTGATTTGAATCTTTATATAAAAAGTTGTTTGACCGGGTGATCTTGAGAAAGATTATCCGGTTTTTTATTAAATATGTTTCTTATATTAAATATGTTTCTTATCTTTACGTTCAGAATATTCACAAAATTAATATAATATGGCCGATTATAATAGTTTATATACTGGACCTGAGATAGATGAATCTATTGGTCGAGTTCTTAATAATGAAGTAGGAGGAATGGTTCTGATACCTGATGCTGCTTCTTCTCTAAAAACAGGAGCTTCTTCGTCAGATATTCTTAGTGCATTTGGTGGAGAAGAAGCATTTAAAAATATATGTAAAAAGGTATCAAAAGGTATTCCACCTTATTTTGGATCATCTACTAATAATTCTCTTACAGTAGTAAGATCTTGTTTTAATTTTAGTGCTACTGTAGATGAAGATGCGAATAATTATACTTTGACTATCATTAACTTGCCTAATCCTCAGTATATTAATAATGTAAGTAGAAAGAAAGTTTTTACTCTTTCTGCAGGTTCAATGAGTCTTACAAGTGATTTATTATCTTATAATTTTGCTAATATTTATTATGTTAGTGTAAATATATCAAATATTGAGACCAATTTTTCTCATCAACAAATTTTAGATCATTTAGGTTTAGATTTAGATGGAGTTAAGGAATTAGCTTTGAAAGCTAAAAGTAATGATTTAACTATTGTATCGTTAGGAACCAGTGATACGAGAACTTCAATTTGGGAGGTAAAATGTTCTTATACGGATGATTCAAATTTTGTTTTAAATACATCGTCTTCAGCTACATTTGAAGACGATCAGAATATTTTAGTAGTAAGAAGAATTGTTATTCAATGCACAAACAACACTCTATCTTGTACAAACAACGAGTCAATTCCCTATCAAAGAAATAGAGTTAGAGGATCTTTATCTATTAGCAGTAGAAATTATTATAATATTCTTAGATGTCCTTTGAATGCTGGTGAAAATACTTGTTCAGGTATGGTTACAATCACTCAGAGGATATCAAATTTAAATGCGACTTTTTTAACTTTCTATTTTTGTGTAATAGAAAATAAACTCCATGTTAAAGTACTTCAACATACTAATACATCAATATTCCCCAGCGTACTTTATACGTCAAATTCTAATGAAGGTTATTTAGCTGTTGAAATTGATATGTCGAGTACATTATATTATGATGTGTCTGTTGCTTTAGAAACGAACTGTTATCTTCTTTCTGATTATGATATTTTAAGACCATATTCAAATTTAGGAAATCAATCAATTGTTAATTTTTAAGATATGAATAAAAATATAAGTTATAATAGAACAGCGATAGTCAATCAAAATGGAACAGTTTCATCTATGACTATCTCAAGAGCATTCTCTATTGGTATGATAGTAGACAATCTTGATACAACCTTTCTTGGAGAAGAGGATAGACCTAATTACTTCTATGTTATACCTCTTACTGAAGGTAAAATTAAAGTAAGACTTGTTGGTGGTAAAGAAGATTATACAATCTCTGAAGCAGAAATAACTGCTAACCTTGGTTTACCTATTCCTTATTTAGTGGAAACGGTATATAGAGACGGAACGACTGCACAATTTAATATAGGTTGGTAATGAAATGTCAAGATATCATGTTTTTAATAATAAGAAAGAATGTTTACCAGGAGTATATAGTATGATAGGAAGAGGTATAGGTATTCCATTTAGACATGTACATGGAACTAAATCAGAAATTTCATTTGATAAGTCCCTTGTTGACGCTTGGTTTATGTCAGGATACAGCAATGATAATCCTCCTGCTTCGATAAGTGGTTACAAGGGGCATGAACTTGTACTGAAGAACTTTGCGTTTGCTGGACGTAGTGGGTTTGGGAAGTATGCTACAAATTTTAATTCTTGGAAAGCTGTATATGGTACATATACAGCTACTAAAGTAGTTTGTGGAACAGTTAATACAGATACTATTACTTGGATTATTCGCACTTCAAATGTAAGAATGGATCCTCTTAAAGTTAGATTAACTAATATTGGTAGTGAGCCTATTAGATATTATTATTTCCAAGATGCTACAACAAGAAATTTTGTAGAGTTTCAAGAAGATGGAACATATACTGTTCCAGCCAGTGCTTATAGTGATATTTCTACGGGAGAAGGCTATATAGGATTTTATCAAAAAATATTAGCTGATAAACAGAATCCATTAATAATCGAACTTCTTCCCGACAACGCAGGTTCTCTTGTATTCGATGGTGTAGATGATTATGCTGTATGTGACAATATGCCGATACAAACGGATTATACAGTGATATGCAGGAGAGAAATAATTAATACGAACAACTCTTCTGCTGTTGTTTCCAAACGTACTTATCCTAATGATATAGGAAGTTTTGGTGCTTTTGTTATTGAAAGAGTTACTGCTAATGGTAGTAAGGCTTTATATTCTTTTGGAAAAGATAATGCAGTTGATTTGTTTAACTCAAATCAAATAATATATCAAAGTAAGACCGCCTATAATGATAGAAATATCATAGCAGGAGATGCATCAGATACAAATATTTTGAGTTTAGGAGCGAATGCATATAATCTAAATTTAGGTAGATGTCAGGAGTTTTCTAATGTTGCTATCTACTACTTCGCCCTCTACGATAAATCTCTCACTCCTGATGAAATAGAGCAAGAGAAGATAAAGTTAAATGAAATTTGGACTAAAAGATTAAACGGATGAAATATGTAATTGTAACAGTAGAATGGTGCTTGCAAAAGGGAATAGTAGTACCTGAGCATGCGCGTAAGAGTGTGAACGGAAGTAAGGTTATTCTTCATTATGACTTCGTGTCCCCTGTGTTGATTGACGAGGATAAACTAACGGTTTACGAACATAACAGTAAAGAACTTGGTAGCATCCTGAATAATGAAGAATGGAATAAAAGCGAAGAAATTCTATAATTATGAGTACTTATAAAGTAGGTTATAATTGGGTAGTAGACGAAATGAAAGGATTTCGTCTCTACCTTTCTCAAATTAAAGATAGAATACTTATCTCTGATGAAGAAGTAAAGATAATCGAGGAATATCTTGAATATCCTAAGGAAGATATTCTCGTTCTTATTCCTGGATATAATATTTCTTGGTTTGGTAAGATGAAACTTATTGAGAACTTTAAATCTAATGATGAACAAGATCCTTTGAAATGTATTTCTATTAAAGAGGATAAACCTTTATGGAAAATGTATAAGATGGATTTTCGTTGTGGTTCTGTTTATATGATTTCATGGCAAGTATTCGTTGACTTTTTAAATGAAGAAAATCTTGACTTTCCTAAATATATGAATGTTTCTATAAGAAGGAAAAAAGATCTGACTCTTCACGAATTACTTTATAGATAAGATTGTTTTTATTCGTTTATATAAGATTAATAATATGAGTAAAGAATTTGCAACGAGAAATCTCGTTCATAATAAAATACCTGAATTCCCGAGTGGTAGTGGTGCAGATAGATTTCTAACAAAAAAAGAAATCTTAGATACTTCTCCATTTGCAAGAATAGACGGAAGTTATTCAGATGTTGCTATTCCTATTATGGATAATGTCATATATGCTGAAGCTGCATTTAGTGTAAGTAGAACTTCATTTCAATTACCTCAGAATACTGGTAGTGAAAGTTTTACTGTTACCTCTACAATTGGAGGTGAAGCTCTTGCTTGGTCAGTTTCAGAATTCAATGCAAGTTGGGCAACTTATTCTGTGAGTGGAAATTCAGTTTCAGTACATGCTAATGCAGATCAAACGACAGAATCACAGAAATCAGGTTATATTCGTGTTAAACAGTCTGTTACTAACCAAGAAATTACTGTGAACTTTACTCAGGCTGCAGGAGTTCCTACTTATACTTATACATTCTCATCGTCAACAACAAGTCTTTCATTTGGTGCGACAGCAAATAGTCAATCTATTTCAGTTACTTCTTATAGAACGAAGTATATTAATGGACATGAAGTTGGTACTGAAAATCTTAATTATTCACCATCTTCTCCAGGAGGAGGATTGACTGTATCAGGAACGACTTTCTCTGTAACAGAAAATGTTGTTGAAAGTTCAAGAAGTTGGAGTGTTGTCTTTACTCAGAGTGTTAGTGGAAATACTTTTACTGTTAGTGTTACTCAGGCTGCAGGAGTTCCTACTTATACTTATACATTCTCATCGTCAACAACAAGTCTTTCATTTGGTGCGACAGCAAATAGTCAATCTATTTCAGTTACTTCTTATAGAACGAAGTATATTAATGGACATGAAGTTGGTACTGAAAATCTTAATTATTCACCATCTTCTCCAGGAGGAGGATTGACTGTATCAGGAACGACTTTCTCTGTAACAGAAAATGTTGTTGAAAGTTCAAGAAGTTGGAGTGTTGTCTTTACTCAGAGTGTTAGTGGAAATACTTTTACTGTTAGTGTTACTCAGGCTGCAG